CCTTAGTTTGAAATTTATAAATTGAAAGTTAGTATCATTTTATTTTTTTATTAAATTTAAGCTTTTTTATTTTTTTATTAAATTTAAGCTTTTTTATTTTTTTATTAAATTTAAGCTTTTTTATTTTTTTATTGAATTTAAAACCTTTTTTATATATTTGTCTTTCTTATTATTAGACTCAAGATTTTTTCTTCTATCAATCTTCTTCATTAAACTTACAGTTATCTTTTTTTTACTTTCTATTATCCATTAGCGACAGTCATAAAATTTAAATACTATAGATACCTAAATATTAAACATGAATAAAGACACATATGATGTAGAGCTTGTTTGGCATGGAAAACGACATAAGGAGGTAGAGACAACAAGCACCTCATTCTTTTCAGAAAAGGGTTGGGAGAACAAACTGGTATGGGGTGATAACAAGCTTGTAATGTCCTCGTTGATAAAGCAAGGCTGGGTTGGGAGGATCAATTTGATTTATATTGATCCACCCTTTTTCACGAACAGAAGTTATCATGCTAAGGTGAAACCTACTGATGAACCAAGGGAAGAAGGCTCTATTAATTTGAAACCAGCTTTCTCTGATGTTTGGAAAGGTGGGATTGCTTCTTATCTTCAATACATGTATGAAAGATTGGTATTGATGAGGGAGTTGTTGGCTGAAAATGGTTCTATTTATGTGCATTGCTTTCATCCAGAGACGCCAATATTGATGGGGGATTTCACCCTTAAGAATATCCAAGATGTACAAGCAGGAGACTTAGTTGTATCAGATACCAATAGAGTAAACAAAGTTGTGAGAAAATATAGAAGACCTTATAAAGGAAAGTTGTTGGAAATCAGATATATGGGTAATGTTATCCCCCTGAAGGTTACACCTGAGCATAAGTTTTTTGCCATAAAGAAAGTGTGGAGAAAGAAAATCAGAAATAAATTTAAAAATGGAATAAGCAATAATCTTCATAGTGAGTTTATAGAAAAAATTAGAGCAGATCAATTGGAAATAGGAGACTATCTTATCATACCTATAAATGGTGAAATTACTAAGGGAAAATCTTTTATAGAGACCAAAAAATTTATTAGTGAATCTGATACACGCTCCAAAAGCATTCCAGAGAAAATTCAAATTGATGCAAAATTCATGCGATGGATTGGGTATTATCTTGCTGAAGGTATGATAGATTATTCTGCTACTACTGGTAATCCATCTGGTGTAAATTTTACAACGGGATTAAATGAAATTCATTTGCATGAAGAAATAATCACCTTGACTAAAGAGATATTTAAATTGGATGTTATAAAGGTACCTCTTCCTAAATATGGAGGAATGAGGTTAAGGATATGTAGTAATCCTTTAGGTAAACTTATTGAAATTTTATGTGGAACTGGAGCAGGTAAAAAAAGGTTACATCCCCTTTTCATGACACTGCCGCCTAAATTCCAATATGAGATATTTGATGCGTGGGCTAAAGGTGATGGTTGGAATTACAAAGGACCAAGAAATGAGAATTCTACAATTGTTGGAACAGTTTCAAAAGAATTAGCATTGCAAATGTTTATAATTTTATTACGAAATCATAAAGGTCCAAGATTAGAGATAAGTAGAAATCCCAATGTACTAAAAGATAATCATCATCTTCCTTATAGAATAGTATTGCCTCTTGGTGAAAGGAATAGCCCACGGCACTGGATAGAAGGTAGATATCTCGCTGTTCCAATTACCTCTATAAGGAAATTTGACTATGAGGGAGATGTATTCAATTTAGAGGTGGAAAACGACCACAGTTATTGTGCTGATTTTGTAAAAGTAAGCAATTGTGATTGGCATGTAGGACATTACGTAAAAGTAATGATGGATGAGATTTTTGGGTATGAGAATTTTGTTAATGAAATTGTATGGTGTTATACAGGTCCGAGAAAGATATCAAGAGCTTTTTCAAGAAAGCATGATATCATACTACTTTATTCCAAAACTCAAAATTATACATTTAACCAATTGACAGTACCTCATAAAAGTGGTCTCCATGACACAGGTATAGTTGAGACTTTTGGAAGATTGAGAGGCGAACGCATTCCTCAAGAACAAATCAAGGAGTTGGAAGAGAGAGGTAAACTCTTAGAGGATTGGTGGGTAGATATTTGGGCTACAGAGAGATACAGGAGCGAATTATTGGCTTTCGACACCCAAAAACCTGAAGCTCTTTTAAAAAGAATCATCCTTGCATCCTCTAATCCAGGAGATATTGTAGCTGACTTCTTCTGTGGTTCAGGGACAACATTGGCAGTAGCAGAGAAGTTAGGGAGAAGATGGATAGGATGCGATTTATCCAAGTTTGCGATTCAGGTTACAAGAAAAAGATTATTGAATATTCATAACTCTCATGATCTGCTTAGTGAGAAGAAAACAAAGAGAAAGTATGGTAGGTTTGTGAGACTGTTCCAGATTTTGCAGTGTGGTTTATGATGTATTATAGGATGTATATTATCACTGGAGAAATCATAAGAGACCCATAGTTATTTAAGAAAACTCTTAAACAATATATGAAAGATAAGAGAATGAGGTGAGTAATACTATGAATAATAAACTCGATATAAAGGCACTGGAAAACTGGCTTTGGGAGGCAACATGCAAAATCAGGGGTCCTATTGACGCACCAAAATATAAAGATTACATTTTGCCTCTCATATTCTTAAAGAGACTTTCCGATGTTTTTGAAGATGAATTAGATGCACTTTCCCAGAGATATGGAAGTAAAGATATTGTTGAACAATTATTGACAAAGGATCATAGTATAGTCCGCTTCTATCTCCCTAAGGAAGCTAGGTGGGAAGAGATTGCAAAACAAACTTCAAATATTGGAGAGTATTTAACCGATGTTGTTCACATCATTGCCAAAGAGAACCCTGAGCTTTCTGGTGTAATAGATATAGTGGATTTCAATGCCACCACTGCTGCAGGGCAGAGGATTATCGATGATGAGAGGTTGAAAGCACTAATAAATATTTTAGGAAGATACAGATTGGGATTAAAAGATGTTGAGCCAGATATCTTAGGGAGAGCTTACGAATACCTTTTAAGGAAATTTGCAGAAGGTTCTGGGCAGAGTGCGGGGGAGTTCTATACACCCAAAGAGGTAGCTGTATTGATGTCTTACATTTTAAATCCTGAACCTGGTAATGAAGTGTATGATCCTTGTTGCGGTTCTGGCGGTTTGTTGATCAAATGTTATCTACGGTTTAGAGATAAATATGGTGCTGACACCTCTATCGAGCCTCTTAGACTCTATGGACAGGAGGTTTTGTCTTCAACTTACGCTATGGCAAAGATGAACGCTTTTATTCACGATATGGAGGCAGAAATCGCTCTTGGAGACACAATGAACAAACCAGCATTTTTAACATCTGAAGGATCACTCAGAAAATTCGACTTAGTAACTGCAAATCCTATGTGGAATCAAGCATTTGCGCAATCTGTTTATGAAAACGATCCTTACAATAGATTCGTTTTTGGTTATCCTCCATCAAACACCGCAGACTGGGGCTGGATTCAGCACATGTTTGCTTCTTTAAACGATCATGGAAAGATGGCTGTTGTGTTGGATACGGGGGCTGTTTCAAGAGGAAGCGGTAATGTAGGAAAGAATAGAGAGCGCGATATAAGAAAGGAGTTTGTTGAGAGGGATTTTATAGAAGCGGTTTTATTGCTGCCTGAAAACATGTTTTACAATACTACCGCACCGGCGATTATCATCGTTATCAATAAGGCAAAACCCATAGAGAGAAGGGGACAGATACTTCTTATAAACGCTTCAAAGCTCTATGAGAAGGGAAGACCTAAGAATTTCTTGCCTGATGAAAGCATTGAAAAGATAGCAGACATCTATTTGAACTGGCAGGAAGAGGAGGGAATAAGCAAGATCATAGCGAAGGATGAAGCCGTAAAGAGCGACTATAACTTAAGCCCTTCCCGTTATGTTGCCCAGAACGGAGAAGATGAAACGTTGCCTTTGGAGGATGCTGTTGTGCAGTTAAAAGAGGCAGAAGAAGAGAGAAAAGAGGCGGATGAAAAATTAATGGTTATTTTGAAAGAGATGGGATTGTAATGATTAAGGACGTGATATCTAAAAGGGGTATGGCAAAATGCGTATTTTATTAGACACAAATATTCTTATTCATAGAGAGGATGATAAGGTAATATCTAATAACCTACAATCACTATTAAGAACGCTAAGTAGAATGAAAACTGAAATTCTCATACACCCATTATCTATCAATGAATTGAAACGGGATAAAGATGAAGAAAGAAAAAAAATAATAATTTCAAAAGTTCAGTCCTACTCCCTATTAGAATCTCCCCCAAATCCCAAAAATGACACTGAGTTTAAAGACAAGGTAAATTGGAGGGAAGAGGAAAAAGATATAGAGGATAACATCCTACTATATGCTGTTTACAAAGATGCTGTAGATTTTTTAATTACAGAGGATAAAGGAATCCATAAAAAAGCGAAAAATTTGGACATTGATAATCGTGTTTTTCTTATTGATGATGCTTGTGAAATATTTGAAAAAAGTGCACAGACACCTAAAATAACACCCCCTCCAGCATTGAGAGAGGACTCTGTCTATAATTTGGACATAAACGACCCAATATTTAACCAATTGAAAAAAGATTATCCTGAGTTCGATGATTGGATTAAGAGAATATCAAGAGAAGGCAGAAAATGTTGGGCGTATTATCGAGAAGATGATAGTATAGGTGCATTACTTATCTATAAAACTGAAGATGAGCCAATAGATTCAAAACCTCCGTTACCAAAAAAGAAGAGGTTAAAGTTATCTACATTCATAGTTACCCATGTGGGGCATAAGATAGGAGAACTTTTTATAAAGCTATCTGTTGATTTTGCTGTTAAGAACAATATCTCAGAGATTTATTTGACCCACTTTACTGAGCCCAATGACCGATTAGTGCAATTAATCACAGAATATGGTTTTTATAGGACGGCAGTAAATGAAAGGGGGGAAGATATTTTTGTTAAAGAATTGGTTATTCAGGGGAGATTTGAATATAAACATCCAATAGATGTTGCTAAGAGGTTCTATCCCAGCTTTTATGATGGTGCACACGTAAATAAGTTTGTAATCCCAATTCAACCTAAATATCACAACAGACTTTTTACTGATTTTTCAGAACGACAAACAACAATTACTGAGCATGCTGGGGATTTCATAGTCGAAGGAAACACGATTAAAAAGGCGTATCTAACTCATTCAAGAATAAAAAAGATGAGAACCGGAGACATTATTTTGTTTTATCGTTCTCAAGAGCAGAGCGAGATTACTTCACTTGGAGTTATTGAATCGGTCTATACTAGAATTCAAAATCCCGACAAAATAATAAGGCTAGTGGGTAAAAGATCTGTTTATACAATAAAAGAGATTGAAGAATTTGCTAATAAGCCAACAACTGTTATCTTATTTCTGCATCATTTTCATCTAAAGAACCCATTACATCTTGATAAATTGAAAGACATGGGAGTTCTAGCTGGGGCTCCTCAAACCGCAGTTGAGATTGATGATAATAGCTACAATAAAATAAAAACCAGAGGTGGTATAGATGAACGTTATACTATCCATTAAACCGAAGTACGTGGAATCCATAATGAACGGTGAAAAACTATATGAATTCCGCAAAAGCATGTTTAGACGAGAAAACGTAGATAGAGCTTACATATATGCCACTTCACCAATTAAAAAAGTTGTTGGAGTTTTCATTATAGGAGGTATTATAGAAGAACATCCAAATCGACTATGGGAGGAATGCGGCAATTATTCAGGATTAACTGAATTTGAGTTCTTCAGATATTTTAATGGAAAAAATAAGGGAGTAGCAATTGAGATAAAAGAACTAGAAAAATTCAACGAACCGTTAGAACTTACGGACATATTTCCAAATATTGTGCCACCACAATCATTCTGTTATGTAGATATGTTCGTTCCTGCCGGAGGAACAAAAGATGAATAACGACGAACCTGAAGGATACAAAAAGACAGAACTGGGCTTATTGCCGAAGGAGTGGGAGGTTGTGAGATTAAAAGATGTGGTGACTACAAAGAAAGGTAGGAAACCAAAGACATTATCAGAAGATATTAAGAAAGATTATTTACCATACCTCACTGCAGAATATTTTAGAACAAAAAGAGCAAAACAATTTGCTTCAACAAAAAACGAATCTCTTATTACTGTTGATAAGGAAGATGTTGTTTTTATTTGGGATGGTTCTAATGCTGGTGATGTTTTTACAGGTCTGAATGGTGTACTTGCCTCTACAATGATAAAGATATCCCCAAAAAAAGAGAGCTCATTAACAAGGAAAATATTATATTACTACCTAAAAACAAAATTTTACCAGTTCAATACACAAACTACGGGCTCAACTATTCCCCACGTTAACAAAAACATGTTTGAAAATTTACTTATTCCTCTTCCTCCGCTCTCTGAACAAAAAAGGATCACTTTTGTTCTCTCTACGATACAGGAAGCAAAAGAGAAGACCGAAGACGTTATAAAAGCAGCGAAAGAACTCAAAAAATCCATGATGAAGCATCTCTTCACTTATGGGCCTGTGCCTGTGGAAGAGGCGGAGAATGTGCCGCTCAAAGAGACGGAACTGGGCTTGTTGCCGAAAGATTGGGAGGTTGTAAGGCTGGGAGATGAAAAGTTTTTCCATATATTGGAAAGTGGAATTGATAGTTTTTCAGGTAAGAAATATTATCTTGCAACCAGCTCAATAGAGGGGCTGAAATTAATAGGAATTGAACAGGAGATAACCTTTAACAATAGACCATCAAGAGCCAATATGCAACCTGTTTTAAATAGCGTTTGGTTTGCCAGAATGGTGGACACTCGAAAGGTTTATGCTTTTTCTGAAGATAATATTGAAGAGATAAACGGATACATTTTATCTACAGGATTTTGTGGTATTAAAACATCTCCAGAAGTAGACACAGCTTTTTTAAAATTCTATTTTTATTCAGACATCTTTAATAATCTTAAAAATTCTCTTTGCACTGGTGCTGTTCAAGTGTCATTGAATAATACAAATGCTAAAAAATTATTAGTCCCACTTCCCTCTCTTTCTGAACAAAAGAGGATTGCCTTTGCTCTCTCTACAGTGCAAAAAGCAATAGAGAGGACTGAAGACGTTATAAAAGCTACCAAAGAACTCAAAAAGTCCATGATGAAGCATCTTTTCACCTATGGGCCTGTGCCTATTGAAGAGGCAGAGCATGTGCCACTCAAAGAGACGGAACTGGGCTTGTTGCCGAAGGATTGGGAGGTTGTGAGATTAAAAGATGTGGTGACTACAAAGAAAGGTAGGAAACCAAAGACATTATCAGAAGATATTAAGAAAGATTATTTACCATACCTCACTGCAGAATATTTTAGAACAAAAAGAGCAAAACAATTTGCTTCAACAAAAAACGAATCTCTTATTACTGTTGATAAGGAAGATGTTGTTTTTATTTGGGATGGTTCTAATGCTGGTGATGTTTTTACAGGTCTGAATGGTGTACTTGCCTCTACAATGATAAAGATATCCCCAAAAAAAGAGAGCTCATTAACAAGGAAAATATTATATTACTACCTAAAAACAAAATTTTACCAGTTCAATACACAAACTACGGGCTCAACTATTCCCCACGTTAACAAAAACATGTTTGAAAATTTACTTATTCCTCTTCCTCCGCTCTCTGAACAAAAAAGGATCACTTTTGTTCTCTCTACGATACAGGAAGCAAAAGAGAAGACCGAAGACGTTATAAAAGCAGCGAAAGAACTCAAAAAATCCATGATGAAGCATCTCTTCACTTATGGGCCTGTGCCTGTGGAAGAGGCGGAGAATGTGCCGCTCAAAGAGACGGAACTGGGCTTGTTGCCGAAAGATTGGGAGGTTGTAAGGCTGGGAGATGAAAAGTTTTTCCATATATTGGAAAGTGGAATTGATAGTTTTTCAGGTAAGAAATATTATCTTGCAACCAGCTCAATAGAGGGGCTGAAATTAATAGGAATTGAACAGGAGATAACCTTTAACAATAGACCATCAAGAGCCAATATGCAACCTGTTTTAAATAGCGTTTGGTTTGCCAGAATGGTGGACACTCGAAAGGTTTATGCTTTTTCTGAAGATAATATTGAAGAGATAAACGGATACATTTTATCTACAGGATTTTGTGGTATTAAAACATCTCCAGAAGTAGACACAGCTTTTTTAAAATTCTATTTTTATTCAGACATCTTTAATAATCTTAAAAATTCTCTTTGCACTGGTGCTGTTCAAGTGTCATTGAATAATACAAATGCTAAAAAATTATTAGTCCCACTTCCCTCTCTTTCTGAACAAAAGAGGATTGCCTTTGCTCTCTCTACAGTGCAAAAAGCAATAGAGAGGACTGAAGACGTTATAAAAGCTACCAAAGAACTCAAAAAGTCCATGATGAAGCATCTTTTCACCTATGGGCCTGTGCCTATTGAAGAGGCAGAGCATGTGCCACTCAAAGAGACGGAACTGGGCTTGTTGCCGAAGGATTGGGAAGTTGTGAGGCTTGGAGATAAAGGGCATTTTCAATATGGATATACTACTTCTGCTACAGAAGAAGACACAGGAACAAAATTTCTTAGGATAACAGATATAAAAGAAGATGGTGTTGTAAATTGGGACACAGTTCCTTATGGAATTATTGATGATAACCTACAAAAATTCAAGTTATTTGAAAATGATATCCTTTTTGCAAGAATAGGTGCTACCACTGGTAAAGCGTGCATAATTGAAGGAAAGATTCCAAACGCTGTTTTTGCTTCTTATCTTATAAGATTTATATCTAACAAAGAACTGAATCCAAAATATGTATTTTACTTTACTCAAACTAGAGAGTATCAGGAACTTGTTAATGCAGGAAAAGAGGGAAAATTGAAGAAAGGGCTGAGTGCTACTGAATTAAAAAACTTTAAAATCCCTCTTCCACCACTCTCAGAACAAAAAAAGATCGCTTCAATCCTCTCTGCTATTGATCAAAAGATCGAAGCCGAAGAGAACAAAAAGAGGGCACTTGAAGATCTATTTAAATCGATGCTTAATAATTTAATGACTGCTAAGGTTAGGATTAGTAATGTGGATTGATTGATAATGGAAGAAAGAGAAGATTAAGTTAGGAGGAGAAGTTAGGATGGATAATAAGTTTATAGAGATAGATTTTCCAATAAGATCAGTGAGCGATGAGTCTGCAAGAGAGAAGAACATAAGACATGGGCATATCTCCACATTACATATATGGTGGGCACGTAGACCTTTAGCATCTTCGAGGGCATCAATATATGCATCACTCACACCAGAACCAGAGGATGAAGAAGAGAGGATGAAGAAATCACAGTTTATAGGTGAGCTATCGAAATGGGAGAACTCTTTAAACAAAGATCTCATTGAAAGAGCAAGGGAAGACATCTTAAAAGCGAACAATGGCAAACCACCGAAAGTCTTAGATCCTTTTGCTGGTGGTGGTGCTATACCATTAGAGGCTTTAAGGTTGGGTTGTGAGACATATGCAAGTGATTTAAACCCAGTTGCTGTGCTTATAGAAAAATGCACATTGGAGTATCCACAGAAGTATGGACACAGAGAAGAAGATAGCTATTTTGGTGGTAAGACAACAAATCCTTTATTGCAAGATGTTAAAAAATGGGGATATTGGGTTTTAGAAGAGGCAAAGAGAGAGATTGGTAAATTTTATCCACCAGAAGAAGATGGCTCGATACCAGTCGGTTATATCTGGGCAAGAACTATCAGATGTCAAAATCCTGAATGTGGTGCTGAAATACCTTTGGTAAGACAAACATGGTTAGCTAAAAAGGATAAGAAGAAGATAGCATATAAGATCATCCCTAAAGGTAATAAAATAGACTTTGAGATTAAAGAGGGAGAAGAGATAAATTTTGATCCTAAAGAGGGAACTACTTCAAAAGCTAAAGTTATATGTCCATGTTGTGGTAGTGGTATAAGTGATAAAGATAACAGGAAACAATTTCAGGAAGGAAAAGCAGGGCAGAGGATGATTGCTGTTGTTCTCCATCATCCTGATATAAAAGGTAAAACCTATAGATTGGCAACAGACAAGGATTTAGATATCTTCAAAGAAGCAGAAGCATATTTAGAGAAGAAAAGATCGAAGTTGATGGGTGAGTGGGGAATTGATCCTGTGCCAGATGAACCACTGCCACCAATAGGAACTTTGGGTTTTAGTGTCCAAAGATATGGCATGACGAAATGGGGTGACCTTTTCAATTCACGTCAGAAGTTGGCATTGATTACTTTTGTGGAGAAGGTCCGACTTGCATATAAGAAGATGATCGAGGAAGGATATGATGAGGAGTATGCGAAAGCAGTTGTGAGCTATTTGGCACTGATGATAAGTCGCTGTTCTGATTTTGAAAGCAATATTGTTAGATGGTTTAATCATGTTGAAAATATATGCAATACATTTGCTCGGCAGGCTCTTCCCATAACATGGGATTACTTCGAACTAAATTTATTCTCTCCTGTTTCCCAAGGAACTATTAAAAGTATGTTTAATCAAATCACTAAAACAATGAAAGGCGCAGTGAATACTCTATCTTCTCCTGCTACCGTTTCCCAATCCTCCGCTACTTCTTTACCTTACCCTGACAACTACTTTGATGCAGTGATCACGGATCCACCATATTATGATAACGTTCCCTACTCCTACCTCTCTGACTTCTTTTATGTCTGGCTTAAAAGAACAATTGGTAATTTATACCCTGATCTATTTGCTACACCCTTAACACCAAAGAGCGAGGAGATTGTAGCTTATTCTCATAACAAGGGAGGTTTTGAAGAAGGGAAGAAATTTTTCGAGGATATGATAACTAAAGCATTTCAGGAGATCTACAGGGTTCTAAAACCTGAAGGTATTGCGTGTATCGTCTTTACCCATAAGTCAACAGAGGCATGGGAAACTATTATAAACGCTCTTGTCGCATCAGGCTTGTATCTTACAGCTTCCTGGCCTATACATACGGAAATGAAGGAGAGGTTAAGAGCGCAGAAGTCGGGTGCTCTGGCATCATCCATATACATGATCTGTCGCAAACGTGTAAATAAGGAGACAGCCTATTTCAATGAGATCAAGCTGGAGATCGAGCAGAGAGTAAAGGAAAAACTGGATCAGTTCTGGAACGAAGGTATAAAAGGAGCGGACTTTTTCATATCTGCCATAGGACCTGCAATGGAAGTTTTTGGGAAGTATGAAAATGTTGAAAAGCCTACAGGAGAGAAAGTATCCGCAAAAGACCTCCTTGAATTAGTGAGAAAGATAGTGATCGATTACACTTTAGGAAAGGTTTTAAAGACGCATATAGGGAGCGTAGATGCGGAAACAAGGTTTTACATCATATACCGCTTGAACTATGGTCAGGCGAAGGTTGATTATGACGATGCGAGGAAACTTGCTCAAGCGGTTGGAGTCTCTATAGAGGACTCTAAGTTGATAAAAAAGAGTGGAAGTCTCGTCTCGGTTTTAAATGCAGATTATAGAGAACCTGGCGAGGAGAAGAGTATGATAGATGTCCTGCACTCTTGTTTATATTACCAGAAAAGAAACGATAGAGACTCTATAATAAAACTGCTGGAAGAAAAGGGATATATAAACAACAACGATTTCTGGTGGTTTGTTCAGGCTTTATCAGAAGTCCTTCCTGATGGAGATAAGGAGAGGCAGATGCTTCAGGTTTTTATGTTTGGGAATGGTAATGTTGTCAGTAAGGTAAGGTAGATAAATGTTAGCAATCACTCACGTTTTCCATCGGGAAGTAGAATCGAAACATTTATATACAGGTAGGTACACACTATATATTAGAGAGAAAGAATCTCAAGAAATATGAGAAAGAAAAATTTTAGAAAACTCTTAAACAATATGTGAGAGGTATGTTAAAAATGTCAATGGCTAAAACAATTTTAGAGAATGAAAGAATTGGATACCTAAAGGAGCAGAGAACAAGCAATTTGGAACTTGCAAAGCAATTTATAAACAATACCATCAAATATGAGAAGTTGATATTAGAGAGTCTTAAAGACATTACTAAGACTAAAATTATGACTGATGTATCCGCTCCCATACATTGCTGGGAGAAGCTTGGGTTAGACAAGTTCGGTATTATATCATGTGATGATAAGAGCAGGGAGATCAACTATGTTGAAAACGTACACCATCTGAAGCAAATTAATTGGGACGAATTTATAAGACAATTAAATCTAAGAGGCAAACAGAGGAAGAAACTTGAGGCTGTAGCATCATCAGTCCAGAATTACATCGATATAGTGAGAGTTTTTGAAGAATGCCACAAGAAGGTGCTGGAGATTACAAATTGGAATATCGATGCTGTTGAGAGAGAAGTTACTCAAGTAGGAATAAGTCACACTGGTGAATATGTAATTTACATGAAGGATCGGGTGTGTCAATGTGAATACGGGCTTGCACTATCAGAATATCTGTTATTAGAACAGCTTTACGATGAGTTCCGCAGATTAAACATTCGATTTAAGTCTGATATCATAGAGGCAATAGATAACAACTTGCAAGTCTGTGATCAGTTGAGGGTCAGTCTTGAGAACATCTAAACTGATCTCTTATCTCTTTAATTTTTTTAGAAAGTTCTTAAATAATGTGTGAATAGAGGTGTAATTGGGATGGAGTTAATAAAAGAAGAAAAAGAATACTACATTAATAGATTACAAGAGGCTATATCTATAGTCAAAGAGGCATGTGGAGGATTAAATACCTCTCTTGTATCTACCGTTTTTGATAAGATAGCTGTGGATATAGTAGAACTTAGGAGGGAACAAGCAGGGTCTAAGAGAGATGGTGTTAAGAAGGCTACTGGTATAATGAGTGGAAAGAAAAATGATGATTCAGCTGGGAATGCTGGGGTTGTGAAATTAAATGATGGGGTTAAAGGTGAAGAGACGCAAGTTGGAAAGATAGATGCTAAGGATGTGTTTGACGTTATAGCTAAGTTGGAGACACCTCGATATAGAGAGGATGGGCAGATGGCTGTAGCAGATCTGCTGGACGATGATATAGTAATTTCAGGCATTGAGAAGAGTGAAGATGATACCGATCCTGCTTATTTTATTAGCACATCGAAGGGAGTAGTAAAGACCTATTCGAAGGTATTAATTGGTCAGATACAGCATCTTGATGATAAAGGCTTACTACCAGTTAAAGGTAAGATAGTGAGGAGGGAAAGCTCAAGATCTCATAAGAATTATTATACATTTATCAAGTATCATGCCTCTTCTCTTAATCCTAAGAGAGGAGAATGTCTTCCAGGATACTTGTGACGTCATTTATCTCCTCTTTTCTTTCTAACCTTTTTCTGGGATGGGAGGTAAGAAGATGAAGATGAAAGTGAAGTTTGATGATGGTGGAGAGATGGAATATGAAGGTAAGAAAGTGGGAAATGAATTCTATATTGGAGAAAAGGCTGGGTATTACTTCATGCATCCGAAAAGAGCTCATGAGTTAGAGATCATAAATAAAGATACTATGGAATATGCCTATAGGCGGGGGTTTATGTGCTTGATGTATGCTAACTCTCTTCATCATAATAGAAAGAGGGAGTATGACAAATTCATAGGGCTAGTTAAAGGATACTCTATTGAGGGATAGTAGAATCGAAAGATTTATATACCCTTAGTATCATAGTATGTATTAGAGGTAAATGTTATGAAAAAGGATCTGTCTTTCAAAATGTGTGAGCTGTTTGAACAAGGTAAAACTGTAGAAGAGATAGCTGATATACTTAAAGTATCAGCACCAACAGTAGCTAAGTATTTGAAACAGAATGGATATCCCAAGTGTAGAAGATGTGGTGTATCATTAGCTGGTGAGAGACTAAACATGAGGTATTGTGAAACTTGCAGGAAGATAATTAATATAGAGATGGTTAGAAGATGTCAAAAGGCACATTGGGACCTTAAGAATATTAATGGTGTACATGAGCGATACTCTGTAAATGAGCTATCTACTCATGGAGATCTTTATAATCTAAATGGCACCTTAGGGACGCTTGGGTTAGCGCAGCATTATGATACGTTTGAAGATGAGTGGGAGGCTATACAAAGAGAGCATGCAAGAATATTTGGTAGATAAAACAAGCCTTGTAGTGCATTCACCTAAATTATTTCTTTCTTATATTTTAGGCTTTGATCTTCAGCCATTCCATAAAGAGTGGCTTGATCTCGTAGATAGAAATAGATTTACTCTCATTTTAGCACCCAGAGGATCGGGTAAGTCCACTGTAGTTACGGTGGGTTACTCCCTATGGAAGGCATTGATGGATCCTCAATTACGTGTGCTTATAGTCTCTAATACACAAAGTCAGGCAGAGACTTTTCTTAGACTTGTCAGAAACCTTTGTGTATCAGGTAAAGTAGCAGATATCTTTGGGGATGTGGTTGGAAGTGTATGGACAAATACGGAGTTGGAATTTAAAGGACATGGTAATCAAAAAGAAATGACGATCACTGCTTTAGGAGCTAGTGGGGCACTGGTAGGACGACATTTTGACGTGATTATGTTGGATGATATATGTGATGGTAAAAATATGGCTACTGAGAATCGGAGGAGTAAAGTTTATGAGTGGTATTTCCAAACGCTACTTCCTATGCTTGAACCTGATGGTGAACTTCATATAATTGGAACGAGATGGCATGAGGATGACTTCTATAATAGAATAAAAGGAGGTAACTATAAAACAAAGATTTATAAGGCATTGAATGGTAGAAAGTCATATTGGGAGGAGAGATATCCATATGAATTACTTAAGAAGTTGAGGGCTGAATCTCCCACTACTTTTGAGATGCAGTATCAGAATGAGATCGTGCATAGTGAAGATGCTATATTCAAAGAAAGATATTTTAAGTATTATACAGTCTTACCTGATAATGTGGAGTTTTATCAGGGCATCGATCTGGCTGCGAGTGAGAGAGGGGACTACTTCGTGATTGTTACAATAGCGATAGATAAACAAACTAATGATATTTATGTAGTAAATGTGTTCAGGCAGAGATTGAGTTTATCTCGTCAGATTGAAGCAATAATTAAAATGGCAGAGAAGTATAAACCGATGAGGATAGGGATAGAGTCAAACGGTTATCAGTTAGCACTTGCCAGTGAGATGATTAAGCGATCCATGCTTCCCATTAAGAAAGTATATCAGGAGCGAAGTAAGATTGATAGAGCATCTAAGCTATCAGTCTTATTTGAAAATGGCACTATATTCCTACCTGAAAGGCGGATGAGGCTAATAGATGAGTTACTTGTATTTCCAAGAGGGAAGTATGATGATTGTGTTGATGCTTTGGATCTGGCTGTATCTGTAGCGAAGAAACGGATGACATGGAGTTGGGATGAGATTAGGACTCGGATATTTGCTGGTAATTATGTTGCGAAGGTCTAAGTGAGAAGAGATTGGAGAGTATGTTTGAGGAAGATAGGATATGTCTGAGAATGTATGAATATAGTGATATTGGGTTATAAATGATGAGGCTAAGATTGCTTAATAATATAAGAAGGCTATTTAGGAAGAGGGGACGATTTGATGAGAAGTCATTATCAGCATCTGTCTCTCAACCTCGTTTTTATGCTACATCTAATGAATATAGAAACTTTGCTTGGTTAAGAAATTATGAAAGGATATATCTAACTGATGGTGTAGTGTTTTCTTGTATTAATTCATTAGCACGGTATGTAGCCAGTACAGACTGGGATATTTCTTATAGTGATCCAGATGTTAAACAGATAGTTCAAGATTTTATAGATAATACTATGTTCGATAGAAAGATGCTGACTATGGTTAGGCATGTCTTGATCTATGGTGATGCATTTATCGAGAAGGTGATGAATGCTAAAGGAGAGTTGGCTGATTTGGTGTTATGTGATCCTAAAACTATTGAGATCGGTGTTAATGAGTATGGAGAACCTGAGATGTATGTTCAACGGGTTGGAAATAAAGAAATAATATTTGAGCCTGAAGAAGAGATGATCCAGCTGAATTTCTATGACATACCAGGCAGTCCTTATGGAGCTTCAGTGGTAGGTGTAAATTATGATATAATAGTTAAGAAGATTAAGGTAGATGAAGCAATTGCAGCAGCCATCTTACATCATGGCTTTCCTAAGTTTCATGTATCAGTAGGATCAGCGTCAGAAGATATAATACCATCTAAGGAAGTGATTGATGACATTGCATCTAAGTTTAAAGATATAAATTCAAAGAGTGAGTTTGTAACACCAGATCTTATACAAATTAAGAATATAGATGCTAAAGGCATCGAACATATTGAAGACTACACATCATATTTCCTTAACTTACTTACAGCAGGGTTTTCTGTCCCAGAAGAACAACTTGGGTTAGGAAAGGGATCAACAGAGGCATCGGGTAAAGTAAGACAAGCTTTGTTTGAAAGAACGGTCAGGACCATGCAATCTCAATTAGAAACATTTGTCTCAAGGAAGATATTTGATGTAATCACCTCTCCTTACGGTGGGAGTGCACAATTACAATTTAGAGATATAAGTCCAATAGATGAGGCAATGATCATAAAGTGGGTGGAGCCTTTACTTAAAACAGATGAAGGAACATTTGCCATCCTTGCGAGAAATGAGATCAGGAGGCTATTCAATTTGCCTGTTACAGAAGATGAGTAGATTTATAAATTTTAAGCTACGATTATAAAAAAGTAAGCGTCTTTCATATGGGGTTGATATCGTATGAAGAATCTGTTATTGATAAGGTATCCTGGTGGTAAACAGTATTTGTTAAAATTCCTACTTCCATTCATTCCTAACCATAAATATTATTTAGAGGTATTCGGTGGTGGGGCATCTGTATTATTGAATAAACCTAAATCATATTTTGAGGTGTATAATGATATTGATGAGTCATTAGTAAATCTATTTAGAGTTATTAGAGATAAGAGTAAGTATAAGTTGTTTAAAGAAAAGTTACGTTATGTTTTATATGCTCGGTCAGAATTTGAGAAGGCGTTAGAGAATCTATATACACATGATGATGTTGATCGGGCAGTCAATTTTTATATAGTAAACAGGATGAGTTTTGCTTCGATGGGGAAATCATGGTCTCATAGCTTGGGATCACCTCAATGGTCGTTTCCTCCATCAGCTTGGGAGAATGCTAAGAAACGGATAGATGAAATTTACGATAGATTTAAATCCGTGCAAATTGAGAATTCTGATTGGTTCGAAGTAATGAATCGATATAATTGGAAGGAGAGCTCGTTTGCTTATTTAGATCCACCTTATATTCTACCTGATAAAGGTAAGAATGGCTATTATAACCAATCGTTTAGTATTGAGGATCATGAAAACTAGTCGATTATCTCTCATCAGAAAAATGGAATGGTAAGATAATGTTAAGTGGCTATAAGAATGAATTATATGAAGAGCTGGAAAAATATGGTTGGGTTAGGAGGGATACTGGGTATAAATTATCATTGCTTTGGTGTAAAGGGAAGGGAACGAGACCTTTAGTAGAAGAGAGTGTCTGGATGAATTATAATCCAAGCTCAGTTAGAAATCACGGACAATTAAGTTTGGATGAGTGCTCGATGTAATAAGAAAGCACCCAATACAGGAGGTGAAATATGATTTATAATTTAGATGAATATAAGAGATTATTGAGAGAGGTAGTCGATAGGAGGAAGTTTAAGGTTAAGTTGCTATATCATTTGATAAGATCAAGGATAGATGTAGATAGACCTGCATTTATAATTAACAAGAAGGTTTACTCACTAAGAGATATTAAAGATGCTTTAGATAGAGATGATCCACTTATTACAAAAATCGTTAAAGCTGGTATCGATAGGCTAAATGATATCCTTAATCTGAAGGAGGTTAAAAAATAATGAAAGCTTTGTTTGTAGCACCATCATTTGATCAGGCATCTGAAGTATCATTCAAATGGTATAGAGATGCACTCAGAGAGATCAGACAAAAGAGTAGCTGGAGTATCGAGGCGTTGCCTAAGGAGATGGTAACAAGGGAGAATTTTGAGAGAAAGATTGCTGATGTTGATATATTTGCATACTGGGATCACGGTAATTATGATAAACTGGCAGATCAGAATAAAGATAATCTTGTAGATTGTAATAACTCTCATCTGTTATCAGGTAAGGAAGTTTTTACTTTGGCATGTATGTCATCTAAAAAATTAGGTAGAGATGCAGTAGATAAAGGGGCTAAGTTGTATCAAGGCTATAGAGAACCATTTGTTTTTGCACTACCACCATTCGATAAGATATTCGAAATACCAGCTAACAGTGGGATAATTGCAAGAGTGGACAATGATATAGAACAGTCCGAAAGAATACAAAGAAAGACTTTTCTGAAAATGCTTATGGCACTTTTGCCTGTTTCACCACTGTGGTTATATGCAGTGTTTTTAGCTTGGGACTTTGCCATTTTGGAGTGGCTTAAGAATGGATAATGATCGGTGGATTCTCGTTAAGCTAAGCCAAATAGAGAAGAGAGTTGATAGTATTGAGAAGAACAGCTTAACACATCTCTATAATCAGATTTGGGATATTAGAAATGAAATGGTTACCAAATGGGAAGTAAGATTGATTGTGAGTTTGATGGTAGGTATCCTGTCTCTCATTCTAATTGAATATTGAAGGAGGTGATAAGTGAATGAATACTCTAACATCGTTGATGGCTGGATCTGCATCTTGTTGCAATGCGATATGTGCATCACTAGTATTATGTAATAGCATAGGAGCGGTGCTGAGGAATATAGGCTTGATTTGTATGAATACAGTGAATTCAATTGTGTTGGCGGCTGACGTATTGATGACTAAATGACGACGTTGTGTGACATTGTACTTTGCGTGTGTTTGGGCTATGACTTCGTTTGTCAGATATTATCGATAATTAAGCATATCTTGCTACCTGCACCATGCGTATGATTGGAGAGATGCTTATGATTGAAGAGATGCTTATGATTGAAGAGATCTTAAGGGAAGTTGGTTTTGAGGCTATGCTTACGATAGGTGATAGGCAGTTTGATGTCACCTATCCTATTTTATTGATTGTAGCGGATTGGTTCGGAGGCATCTTAGTGAATGGGTGTGCGTTATTATGCAGTCCGTTTAGTAGGTTGATGAATATTGTTAGTCTGATAGCTATAAAATGACAAAGATAATATTCAAAGGAATGGCATCTAATATAGCAGGAGATAGGATATATAAGGGAGCTATTCTTTTAACAGAGGGAATATATACTGATATGTATTCACAAAAGACTATCTACTATGATGGTCGGGTAATCAGGAAAAACGCTAAGAATTGGAAAGATAACTATGTGACTATTGACCACTCAACATCTGTGTTAGATAGGATTGGGTATGTGGAGAATCCCAGATGGGAAGATGATGCATTGAAAGGTGACATCAGAATACTCCCTATCACTACGAGAGCAAAAGATGTTATTAATCTAATAGATAATGACTTGACACGTGGTTTATCAATTGAGGCAGAGACCCAAGATCAGTATGATGGAGAATTGAAGTGTTTGAGATTAATCGATATTACGTTTTTAGGTGTAAGTATAGTAACCGATCCAGCTTGTGAGATGGCGAGGATATTATGAAACCGAAGTATTACTCTACAGCTAAGCCATACTATAGATTTGAACTCCCTACTCTGATAAACGATTTAAAGAGAGTCGGGTGGGAAGATGAAACATTAGTAGCTGAACAGAAGGTAGATGGTGTAAGGGTCTCTCTCCTTAATATCGATGGTAGAGGCTATGTCTTTGTTGATCCTGAGGGACTAAAACAGAAGGATCCAAATGTCTCTAATAGATTACCAGATATTTGTAAGGAGCTAAAGGGGTTACCATCTAATACAATATTAGATGGGGAATTGTTATCCCTCAATAAAGATAGAAAGGAGGTGTTGCATAGAACAGTTACGAATGCTCTGTTGAATGCTACTACATTTGAAGCATCTAAATTGAGTGATATATCGATGGCATATGTTTTTAGGATATTATTCTATAAAGGTAATGATATAAGGAGCTACCCACTGAAAGAGGAACTTGAAATAAGATCTCAACTCAAGGATACTAAGCATATTCACTTTGCCAGGATATCAACCAGATTGGATAAACTTGCTGATGGCTATGTTTGTGGTATAAATGATATAATGCGTGTATCACATAAGGTCTTAAATCAGAATGCACTTGGCTTAAAACACTTAGCAGAAGGTGTAATGATAAAGAAACTGAACCATGAGTATGAATATCCTACTAACAAGGGATGGGCTAAAGCTAAAAGGTTTTATGAGTGTGATGTAAGAGTATTGGAGAAGTATCTTGTTAAAGATGCTCCTGGAGTTTACAACTTTCTGTTAGGTATAGATATCACAAAGGGTTATGCATTGAAGATGCTTGAAACGGACTTTCATAAGTATGTAGGTGTATTGGTAGATGGTAAATTCTACAGAGGTAGGGATGCATTAAGATGGTTAGAGTAATACCTGTAATGATATTTGGTAAATCAGATAATGCTAAACCTGAAACGAAGATAGAGATTGGAGACATAATTAGGGTAGCATCTGAGGAAGTTATCAAAAAGGAGATTGATGGGGTGGTCAGGTATTCAGGCTATATATCGAGATTCTTAGAACCCATACCTGAAAAATCGGTAACAGACACTTTAGATGTCTTTGAGAAATTATCTATGTTCCAGCCTAAGAGACCATCAGTTGAAGAAATAGCAAGGTGGAAAACTACTAAAAAGCAACAAACAGAAAGGATATCTCCTGTTTTACTCCCTCCATTCCAAACACCCAAGAGAGAAGATATAGTATGTTTTAGATGTCCAGTATGTAAGAATATAGTGGTATGTGGCTATCGATTAGAAGGTAAAGAGTTGATGCAAGTGTGTCCTTTTTGTGGACATTTAGGATTAGTTAAGGTAAGTAAAGAAGAAAAACTAAAGTCGTTGAGATCTGATGTTGAAGTATCTAAAAAGGAAGGAAGAATACCTGATGATATATATGAGAAGTATGCAGTTGAAAATAAACCACTTCCTAAAGAGTTCTATAAGGATTATAGGGAAAGCAAGGTAGCTTTTGCTCAATTCCATATTAGGGGCATATTACCTGAAGATGCAGACAAATTCAAGTCTGGTAAAATATCAGTAGCGGAGATGGTAGAAGGTCATAGCTTACACTGTGATCTAAGAATAGACTTTGGGTTTGAAAAATTAATTCAATGGGTGATTACGGATAATGAACCTGCATCTTACATACGGACGTTTAAAGGAGAGACAGATCCTAAGACTGGGAACGTTCAGAAGTCAAAGGTAATAGTCAAACCATCGGCATTGTTAGAGCCTGAAGAAAAGAAAAAGTCTCAAGAAGAGACTTTAGCTTTAGATAAGGAGGGAGCTAAAATAGTTGAGAAGTATGATATAAAGAAAGGAAGCTATTTAATAGAACCGGGAGATGTTGGGGCTACAGCTAAGACTTATGCGTACATGGAATTAATATGGGAGGGGAAAGTAAAAGCTGGAGTGCAGAGACAGGATTTGCATGAGTATTTTATGTATCCTAACGACGATTTGCCAAGTCTAAATAAAGAGCTATTTAACGGTAGGTTTATAATCAGGTGTTTCAAATTCAAGGATGGGAACACTTGGATGATATTTAAGGGATCAGGTGGTACACAATGAGGATATTAATATTATCCACACTAAACGGGATCATAAATCTTGAGCATAGAAGGAATATTGAGTATATGATAGGTAGTCTTGCTCTTGATCTAAGTAGGCATGATGAAGTAGATAAAGTAACATTGATCTGTTGCAAGGGATCTAAACTACTGAAGCTTGACAAGTTAGAAATAAGATATTCGGTAGATCCTCAAGTTGTAGATCCTATAAAAGATATAGTAGTGGAACATAAGCTTCTAAGTAAGATCAAAGACATGATACCCAATTACGATATAGTTTGTGACTTTATGAATCATGGATGTATAGGTGAATATGAAGATGAACTGAAAAATACTGTGGTTTGTCACGTATTTTATAAGAAGCCAAGCGAATATATTGTGGGATCGGAATACACTCATCTCCTTGCTTTATCTGAACATCTATCTAAGTATGTATCTCGGTTATATAACAAGCCATGCACCACTCTAACAGGTACTGGATTGAGTCTGCTATCATCATCTCTTTTAGATTATTTCAAGCGAGAGGTGGTTGCGAAAGGCAAAGCGGGTAAGGGTGGCTATCCTATGGACCCGATATTGCATAAGGATCAAGGGGATTATTTTCCGAAGAAGGCTAAAGATGTGAATAAGTTTGGTAAAGAGGCATATAAATAAGTAGTAGGTAGTAGGTAGTAGGTAGATCATGGTAAGGAATAAGCTTAATGCTGAGATATTAGATTCTCAATTTTGTCAGATATGTGGTAGGAAGCTAAGAAGGGGCAAGAAAATAAAGTTATGTGGTAATATATATGTTTGTGAAATGTGCTACAAGAATGAGGTAAAGAATAATGAAAGGCTATAATGAGGATTCAGACGTGACAGTAGTAATACCCACAGTGTTTAATCTGTTTGACGATCCTAAAGTTCTTTCGCTCCTGTTTGAATGTGATTACTTCAGAAAACTGATTGTAGTGGTAGAGGTTGCTAACAAGGACTATATCGAAAAGGCTATGCGGGTCTACTATGATAATATACCAGCTATTATGCTGGTGTTAGATTCTCATCCTTCGGGTTTAGCATCAGCGTTTAATAAAGGACTTAAATTATCAGATACGAAATATACAATGATGATGGCAGACGATATTTATGCTACAGACGGGTTTATAACATCACTTCAGAGAGCTTTAGATGAGCATGAGAACTTAGGTTGGGTCTCATCTATTCAGCTTAACCATCCTGAGTTTCCATTTACAGCGATGTGCTCAATGATACGCACAGATCTCTTAAAGGATGTAGATTATCTTGATGAGAGGTTTAATCCAGCTTGTTTTGATGATGCTGATTTGGTAATGAAGGTTAGATCATACGGTTATAGAGTAGTAGGTGTTAGATCATCAAAAGTGTATCATTTAGGAGACGCTTTAACTGTTAGCAGACTAACTAATCATAGATCAGGTGAGACAAAGGGTCTTTATGAGATAAACCGTAAGAAGTTTGAAGAAAAGTGGGGTATTGATAATTTCTATTGGGCGGATATTGAGGTGATTGAATGACGGCTCATTGGGAAGTTGAAGATACGTCTTGCATGATAGGCATTCCATACATGGGTCCAGTATCTCTTGAGTGGGCACTTATGTTTAGACAGGTTATTCTTCCAAAGGATAGTTTTGTAATGACAAGCTCTGGTATGCCTATAGATATAGCAAGGGAAAAGATAGTTAAGAGCTTTATGAAAAGAGACTTTCAATGGTTATTCTTTTTAGACTCTGATATACACATACAACCCGATACAATCATGAAAATGATCTCTAAGAAACTTCCTATATTATCTGGTTTATATTATACAAGATATCCACCCATACAACCTGTCTGCTGGAGGATTACAGAAAGAGGTAGAGAAGTAATACCATTTAAGTTGGGAGATGTTGTAGAGGCAGAAGCAGGTGGATCGGGTTGTTTATTGATACATAGATCCGTCTTTGAGAGAATTCTACCACCATACTTTAGATGGACATTGGGTCTCAAGTCTGAAAGGTTGGAGGGTATGTCGGAGGACTTTTATTTTTTCAGGAAGGCAAGAAGGGCTGGTTTTAAGTTTCTAATTGATACATCTATTCAATGTAAACATGAAGTGAAACAAGTAGTAGATGCAAATGGGAAGTATGGATTCTTGAGAATATGAAAGTGCTTGAAGTTGGTGGAGGAGAAAATCCGAGATATCATCCGAATTTAGATATAAGAGACTTACCTCAAGTGGATATAGTAGCTGATATAAGAGATGGTATACCGTTCTGTGATGGAGTGTTAGATTTGATCTATTGTAACCATCTCATAGAGCATCTCAATTTTAATGAGGCAGAGAGGTTTATAGATGAATGTCATAGAGTCCTGGCTAAGAAGGGAAGGTTGATAGTTGGATTTCCAGACATCAAAGAGATTGCAGACTATATAAACTACCGACCTATCAACTTACATTCTATAGATATGATTTACGGTGCACAGGATTATGAAACTAATCTACATAAGTCGGGTTTTAACACTGAAAGTCTTCGATCAATGGTAGAGAAGAAAGGGTTCAGGCTACTGGGTGAAACAGTTGCACCTGACAACATTTGTAAGTTGGTTTCATTTATCAAGGATGATCCAGTGATTGAGATATCAGATGATCTGTTCTTTGATCTCATGCGATTTCTTGAAGTCTCCAAGAGGTTTATGGGTGATCTTATAAACGATATAGATAAGTATGATAATGAAGGGAGTTTTAGGGATCGGTCAAACTATTACCAGTCTATACCATTTCTATTGAGAACGGAACTCAGATCATATAACACTAACAATCTCATTAGTAAGTTATCTGGCTTAGATCATATATTGCAGATTGGTGGGAATACAACAGTAGCTTTGGGTCTCTCCACTAAAGTAGCTTCTCTTACTCTGTGTCATAAAGGAATAGCTAAGGATTTTGCTGGAAGGAGATTGGATGGTGATAATTTGAAAGTGATTGATGTTGGTTGTTTAGGGAAGTTAGATAATAGATTTGATAAAATTGTGTTGCTTGATCCTCATATGATTGATTACAAGATATTGTTAAGTAAAATAGATGAGTTTGGAGAGATAATTCCATATGAATATACTGATAATCACTCCCACAGTGTTTAGGTATCCGATTAAGAGTTATGCGGGTATCGAATATCTTTGCCAGGAGTTAGCAGTTGGGTTAGTGAAACGAGGACATAAAGTTGATCTTGTAGCACCAAGAGGCTCTAAGATAGAAGGGGTTAATGTTATAGAGACGGTTTATCTCAATTCAAATGATAATCTTGAGTATGTCCAATTTTCAATTTTGAAAGATTTTCCACTTGGTAACTATGATGTGATACATGATAATACTCATGGCTGTTATATGTATTTACACGAGGATGTCAATAAACTCCCGTTGATATGGACTTTACATGATCCACCACATTTCAAAACTAAACCACCAGTCAAATATATGAGATTAGTTGCTATATCTAAGAGACAACAGAGTTTATTATCCAAGTTAGGCTTTAGTTCCAAGCTGGTATATAATGGAGTGAAGTTAGATAATTATAGATATAATGAGGAGAAGTTAAATAGATTATTATACTTTTCAAGGTTTAGTCAGGAGAAGGGAGCGCATATTGCAATCGATATAGCACATAGGCTTAGAATGCCTATAGATGTAGCTGGTGGTATTTATGTTCGGAGTAAGGGATATCTTGAGCATATTAAGCGGGTATGTGAGAAGATACCAGAAGCTACATATTGGGGAGAGGTATCAAATGAGTTGAGAACAGAATTATTAAGCAGAGCAAAATGTTTAGTGTTCCCTATACTACATGAAGAACCATTTGGGTTAGTTGTATTAGAGGCTATGGCATCAGGCACACCTCCCATCGTAAGAAATCGGGGTCCTATGTCTGAATTTGTTAAACATGGAGAGAACGGGTATCTATGTGAGACTGACGATGATATACTTAAGGCAGTGGGACAAGTTGATGAGATCGAGAAAAGAAAGTGTTTGGAGACGGCTCAAAGGTTTAGTTCAGATGTTATGATTGAGAATTATATAAAGTTGTATGAAGAAGTGATGGATGGTGAAGCTTGGTGAATATCCTGATAATAACTGATAGGGTTATCAATAAAGCGAGTACGGATATGGTTGCTAAGTTCATAAGAGATCTGAGCTTAGGCTTAGCGAGATTGGGATACAAAGTTAGTCTGTTATGTAAGACAGGATCAGAAATTAATTTAGTCCAAGTATTTACTGCTGATAATGAGGAGCAGATGATAAGGAGTATCAGAGATAAGCTTTTTAAATTCGATGTTATAAGCTCTCATACTAATAGAAATCTCATCTATAACTTGCAGAGCGTAGATAAGTTGCCAGTCTGCGCTACATTTCATGATATACCCAAGAGTATTCCCTCATTGATAGACTTCCCGTGCTTCATAGGGGCGTCTAATCTCGTTTGTAATCAGTCAAGTTTAGTAGTCGGTTGTCCTGTTAGGCTAATATACGATACATTAGATCCTTCGAATTATGATGTATGTGGGAAGAAAGGAGATTATGTCTTGTATAATGCACCTATCACTGAAGATAATGGAGTTTATGATGCATTCGAGATCTGTAAGACTCAGAATCTAAAGATTATTGGTAATATTGGGAATGAGACGAGCACTTATATTAAGCTAAGCCATAGAAAGGAAATGATAGGTAGAGTGGGAGTTTATGCGGAGAGGTATTTGCTTAGGAATGCCAAGTGTTTGTTAGTGCCTCAACGTTCTCCAATCTGCAATGGTTTATCTATAGTTGAAGCAAATCTATGTGGAACTCCTGTGGTTATCAGGAATGTTTTAGGGGCTAATGAATATGTTAGTGAAGGGGTTAACTTTCTATTCGATAAGAATGAAGATGCATCTGATTGCATAGAGCAATTGGGAGAGAGCTCGTCTGTAGATGCATCTGTTCATTCATTCGAGGATATGCTAAACCAATATGTGGATTTATTTAGGGACGTGGCTGTATTTGATCGATGGTAAAGGATGGAAGAGATGGAGGTGATGAGAAGCAATGATGGGTTTAAGAGATTTGTTTCTTAATGAAGATGCGGTTGCAAATGTAGTAATTCAGGAAGTTAATGGAGCAGCTGGATCTCAAGTATATACTACTCTTACGTCTGCGAGATATTGCACCGATGATGATGCAACACCAGGTCTATCAAATCCAATTCCGGTTCCAGCATCAGGATCGTTTAATTTTTCATTCTGGAAGTCGCATTGTCTTGATATATCAGGCACATTTACGCAAGTCAATAATATAAGATGGTATACAGATGGAACGATAAACTGGACACTCGGTACATCAGGCAGAGTCTATGTTGGGACAAAAGATACGGGTGATAATGGCTGTCCAATAGCGAACTATGCACAAGCCACTGGAACAGTTGGCACTACTGGACATGATATATGGGATGCAGCGAATGGTCATCCTTATTATAAAGATGAGACTACAAAATATACAGAAGCTGTGAGCTATACAAGTGCGAGTCCATTAACGGTTGATACAACGAACTACACAACTGCAAGTAAATCTAAAATTGTAGTAACTCAAGTGAGCGTGGATGATGATGCTACTCAGGGAGCTCAACCGGCGGAGGTATACACGTTTAGGTATGATGAGATCTAAAGTCTGTTTTTGATGTCATAGATATTAGGATTAGGTTGAGACAGAATGAATTTTGAGTGGGTTGTTCATCTGAAAGATAATAGGTGCGTCTTTCAATATGATCCATACACTAAACAGGAAATAAAATGGAATGATGCCTATCTCTCTGATGCTACTAAGATAGGTTGGTATCCATATGTAGAGAGTAGTGATAAACTGATGATACTACCGAGTCCTCATTTTGAGCTTGCTTTATACGATCATGTCAAGCCATTAATATTTAGGCGTAATAATATCTCTTTTAATAATAGGGGTGTAACTGGAGATAAGGAGGTAAGATACGTGCTTGGGTATGAGTTCGATAAAAGAAGGTGTATTATGATGATATCGGAGAACGGTAATGTCGTAATGAGTTTGGATTAGTTTTGTAAATATGCCAGAGATTACGGTTCAGATAGCAGATATATATGATGACGCATACCAAGAGGGATCATCTTGGATTCAGAACTATAATTATGTAAGTTTTGGCAAGACTCTTGGAATTCCTTGTAGGACTGCTCTTCGTTTTAGCATTCCTATACCACGAGGTAGTCAGATAATTAGTTCACAACTTGAATTTTGCGCTGGTGCATCTACCTCTTTACCCACATCGTTCACCACGAATATTAGAGTTTATGAAACGGGAAATATGCCACCTTTTGATGCACCTCCAGATATCCCTCTATCAACTGAGTCGGTTTCTTGGGAGGTCCCTCCCTGGACTAAGGATGAATGGTATAAGAGCACAGATGTTTCTACATTAGTTCAGCATATTGTTAATAGATCAGACTGGCAAGCGAATAATTATATCGGGTTTAATTTAGATGAGGGTGATGCTGGACTTATGCAAATAAGAGATGCCTATGCATACGAATATTCTCCTACAGCGGCTGCTAAGCTTCATGTAAAGTATACTTTGACACTCACTGAATCCTCTCAATTTGACACACTGATATCTAAAGATGTCCCAAAGACATATACTTTTGATAACTTTATACAAAAACAAAACATTTATATATCAGGACTGATTAATATATTACTGAGGTCGGCACTTACTAAAGATTATCCGATTGACAACATGATACAGATGTTAGATATTGAGAAAGATGAAACAAGTGATGTAATAATCAAGGCTTTGATATTTAAGGGATATGATATAGATGCTCTGGTTAAGACTCTTGGTTTAACAAAAGCACAACTCATGGATACTCTCATAAGAGCATCCTTAGATAGGAGTTTGTTCTTAGAAACAGTTATCAGTAGAAAATATTTTAAAACTCAAGCTGTTGATGTTTTCGTAAAGAAGATTGGTGAGACGGATACTAATATCGATAGTATTTTGAAGTTATTGGGGATACAACGAGATTTGATAACTACGCTTCTGTTACAGACTGAAGCTACGAGTGACATGGAGGCGGATACATCACTAATCTTAAGATTTGAAAATAATCTGTTTAATGACATATTGTTGAAACGTCTGAACAATAGCTTAAGTCTGGCTTATAGTATCCTGATAGGGGATGAAGAATTTTTTAAACTTAAAGAGGTTATATATGATGTGTATTCAAACATAAGAAATGAGTATGGGATTAAGAACACTATGAGGGGATATCTACATTGCTTATCTTGCTTTGAAGAGGATGTATGAAGTGCGTAATTGTTTAAGAGATATCTATGATGTTTATACGGACTCTAAGGTCGGGTATAATGTGAGAACCAGTTTAAAGAGTATATATGACGTGGCATCATGACAAGCATAAATATTGTAAAGGGAGATAGGAATTTTAAACTTCGGTTTAGAGTTAGGAATGCAGATGATGAGATACAAGATTTGACTGGTGCATCGATATTATTTAAAGCGAGGTTAAGAGGACAAGATGATACAGTTGAAGGAGTTTGTGAGATAGAGGATGCATCGAATGGTATATGTTATTATGAAGTTAAGCAGGATGACTTCAAATTTACGGGTATCTATGATGCTGAATTAGAGATTACTTACGTTGAGACGGATAAGGTGATCACGTGTCCTGATATACAAGTATTGGTTAAGGAAGAACTATGACTGATATTAAGAAACTAACTAAAAAGGGAGAAGAGGAACAGTTGGCACCTGTGCCATCATCTGGAGTAGTTAATTTTAAACTTGAAGATGTCGTTAGTAAACTCAAGAGCTTTTATATAGATGAGATCGGTTATTTAGTAGGATCGGTTGTAGTGCATGGTCAGGGGAGAGATGTTGATATTGCTTTGCATGATAGTGGTTTATCAGATCACTTGAAAGAAGCTATAGAATTCAGATTGTATAGGCAGTTTTCAGGTCTCTTTAATATTCCTTATGATGAGGTTACTGAATACTGCCATTTGCATTGGTCTCCGCATCCTTATACTGATCATGTGCCTATATATCGTTTGAAAGTTGAGAAGGTAGAGAATGGTGATATAGTTAGGATGAGCAAGCTGACGATACTTAGGAAGAGTGATGACAAGCGAATTATAGCTGGTTATGCTTCAGTTATTGCTATTGACCTTGAGAATAATATAGTTACAAAGGAAGCTTTGGAGAAGGCATTAAAGCGGTTTATGGAAGAGGATAAATATAGAAATGTGATGTATGAGCATGAAGCGGTGCCTATAGGTAGAGTGATAGAGAGCTATGATGGTCATACTACTCATGTGGATGACAATGGGCTATATATAGTAGTGGAGGTTAGGGATGATCTTAATATAGCGAATAAAATATGGAGAGATATTGAGGATGGTAACTTAGATGGTTTCTCTATACATGGTGAGGTATTAGTATCTCATGAGCAGAATGGAATTGAAGTAGTTGATGATCTTAACCTCTATGAAATATCTGTTTGTAAGTCTCCAGTTAATGTATATTCGAGGTTTAAAGTTCTAAAGTAATTCAGGGGGTGATATTAGATATGGCTGAAGAGGTTATATTAACTCAGGATGAGGTAGAAGAGGAAGGTGGTATTTCCACATTTGAAGAAAGTAAAGAGAAAGATAAAGATGAGGAGGAGGAGTTAAAGAAGCGGAGTTTGGAGGAGAAGGTTAAAGATTTAGAGGCAAGAGTAAAAGCCATTGAGGAAATGCTAAGAAAATATCCATTACCATCTAAGTATCCATATCCGCAGAAGAAAGGGGAAGAGAAGAACCAAGAGGAGGAAGAAGAAAAACAAAAAAAGAGTTTCGATGAGTGGGCTGACTTTATTACTAAGAGCGTCCAAGATTTGACATCGAGAGACACTAAACAAATTGAGGAGCTGAAGAAAGCTGTAAGTGAGAGAGATACGAAGATCAAAGAATTATCAGATCGGTTAGAGATTGTGGAGAACAGAAAAATTAGAAAATCATTAGCGGGATCTGGAACTGAAGATGATTTAATGTCAACCGATATAATAGTAAAGGATGGTAAGGTATATAGGGAGTGAGGGCAAGTGGCAGATATAGCCACATTTCCAACTTTGCATGATGTTTTAATTACGGGTGATAATATTCAGTCATTCATAGCTGGATCGGCTATCAAGGCAGGGCAAGTTGTTTCAATGGATACGGATGGGCGGGTAGTGTCATCAAAAAGTGATTTGCCAGTAATGGGAGTAGCTTTATATGATGCATCGGAAGGGGATAGAATATCAGTGGCTGTAGTTGGTTGTTCGGCAAATCTTGTTAATGCGGATGATACTCAAAATATACCATCAGGCGTGGAAGTAAAATCAGATGATAATCAAGTTGGAGGCACCGTCTCTCAAGCCTCTTTAACATCTCTGAATAAATCTACTGAGTATATAGTTGGAATATCACTTGATGAAATTGGAGGCGGTGATAAAGGTAGAGTGTTCTTAATACCACATGTGGCAGCAGGTCCTAATATACCAGTTGCTTATTATCAGGCTGATGTTATTATAGGTAGTTGAAATATTAGATGAGTTAAGAAGGAGGTGATAGTGATTGGCTGATATTACTACATTTCCAATCATGCATGATGTATTGATAGCAGGTGATAATATACAGTCATTTACAGCAGGTGGAGATATCAAGGCGGGTCAAGTAGTTGGAATGAATACAAATGGTAAAGTTGTGGCTGCTAAGGATGATCTAGTGGTGTTGGGAGTGGCATTATACGATGCAGCTCAAAATGATAATGTGCTTGTAGCAAGTTTGGGTTGTATCGTAAATGTTGTGAACGCAGATGATACTGCGGGTATAGATAGTGGCGTTGAGATAAAGTCTAATGCGAATACTGTTGGAGGAACGGTCTCTTTAGCTTCAAAAACTCTCACTGAGGATGCTTTTGAGTATATAGTGGGAGTGACGGTAACAGCTATACCCGGAAATGGTGTTGGTAGAGCTATATTAGTGCCACATGTAGCAGTAGGTCCGAATGTAACTCAATAAATTAGATAGCTAAGTGTAAGGAGGTGATATTTGAGAATGAGTAGGTTTATAGAACTAATGAAATATGCATTTGGAGATAATGCAGATAGGAAGAAGATATTGGTTCGGTTACAAAAGAGTAATGATCGAAAAGATATGAGAATCGTAAAGTTATTACAAAGTGAGGAGATAGAATCCACTACATTAATTCAGGAGGAAGTATTTAGTACTGTGTTGGAGGGTGCTGAACCAGCGCAGTGTATGCGGGACGCTTTACCCATAATAAAAGTAAATACTAATGCTTTAAGGTATGTTGTAGGAGAAGAGGGTGCATATGCTGGTGAAGTAGCGGAAGGTGCAGAGATACCGATCGATACTCAAGATTATACTAAGAGAGATTTTACCATTAAGAAAGTCGGCGTGAGACCTCTAATTACTAAAGAGCTTATAGAAGATGGACTGTTTGACGTCATAGATTTAGAGCTTAGAAAGGCTGGTGCGAAGATAGAAAATAAGCTTAATAAGGATGCTCTTGAAGAGTTGCTTAACAATGTTGCTAATTCAGTTACTGTAGGAACGGCGGATCAACTCAGTGTAGGTGATATAGCAAGTGCGCTTCAGAGTGTAAGAGGTAGCAACTTCCAACCTGATAAGCTAATCTTGTCCTCATTAGGTGAGGGTACGTTGTTGGCTGATTCTAATCTTGCTTATGTAGCTTATGCTGGAGATAATGCGGCGTTAAGAAGAGGATCTGTTGGAGCATCGCTACTTGGTTTAACACCTATGGTTACAACTGTAGATGCAAAGGATTCAAGTGGAAATTCTTGGGGTGGAACTGATGCGGGGGATATTCTTGCAATAGTATTAGATGGTGATCATGCAGGGGCTACAGCTATGAGACGGGATCTTACAGTTGATAGATACGAAGATCCTATTAGAGATTTAGTCGGTATCTCGATTACTATGAGATATGATGTTAAATATCTAATGAGTAAAGCAATGTGTAAGATAATAACAACTTGAACTGAATGATAGGGAAAAGATATAATGCAAGATTGACCGAGTGTCAGAAGATCCTGTTTCAGTCATTCGAAGAGGATCGACGAGAGGCTCTGCATGATAGGATACTCTTTAGAGATGACGAGCTCGGTAATCTTGGTGTATCTTTCCCACAAGGTGGTGGTAAAACAAATAGGGACACTTACATAATTGAGAGTTTATTTAAAAAGGAAGAGGTAGATATCAGGAGGATACGGGGTAGATGATAGAGCTGATTATAGATGTAACAGGGCTTGGAAGAATAAGTGAGTTACGCTTTGATGGCTATCTTGATGCAGTGATGTCTTCTGTGGATGCCATCTCAAGATCTGCATTTGAGACAGAGTATGGAGATACACCATTCATAAATGCTACTGGTAGGTATCATGATGCGGTGCAGTTTGTTAGAGAAAGTAAGACTTACTTTAGAGTTACAGCGTCCATTGACTACTCTTCTTACTTAGAGTATGGTCATCAGTCATTTGGAGGCTATTTTATCATGACGAGGACAGCTGATAGGATAGCTTCAGAGATATCTACCAATCTTCAAAATCTTGCAAATACATATTTTAAATAGAAGGGGTGGATAGTGTATTATCAAAAACTAAAAGCAGTAGTAGATTATCTTAAGAGTAGCTTTGAGGAATTATCAGACATTCAAGAGATAGGAACAAAGTTGAGATTAGCTGAGAAAAATTATCTATTCCCAAGAATAGACATCTTGCCAGAGAGAGAAGTGATCAGAGAGGAGAAGATACACAATGGGGAGCGTCTATGCACTTTTACACTCAGGATAGTTCCTGCTTTGAAGTCCTATAATGAAATTAAAGGGAGTTTAGATTTACTTAAGTTAACGGGAGATGTATATGATAAAATATATGATAAGAGACGGGATTTTATCAAGCGAGGAATAGGAGACGATATATATGTAGATACAATTGAAAATCATTACTTCAAAGGTAATAATTTCGTTCTCTATCTCTCATCAATTATGTTAATTTGTGAGTTGAGATTTTAAAAATGGATAAGGAGGTGAAGAAGTGGGATCGGTTAGGAAAGGTTGGGAAGGAGAAATTAGAATGTCCTCCACTGAATTAGGGTTATCTGGTGCAGCACCTGTTTATGTTCAAGAGTTCTCAATTACAGAAGAGACAGGTACGGAACCAAAGTTTGTGATTGGTAAGCGGTCACCTCATGCATTACTTGAGAGTCCGTCTGTTATCACTGGTTCGTTTACGAAACCATTTGAGGATACTACATTTGCTAATAAGTTGGGCATTCAATCATCAGGAGAGATTACTGATCCAGAGAAGTTTGTGCTTGGGGTGTTCCCTCAGGGTTTTGGTGATGGGAATGATGCATTAATCATCGATGATGTCATGGTAACGTCTTGGGGTGTAGATGTCGGTCCCGATGACGTTACAGAAGAGTCTGTAGATTGGATGGGTAAGAATGTTAGATGGAAATTCTGTGAGCAGATAATCTGAGGAGGTGAAAGATGACAGTTCGTAAAGGTTGGGAGGCAGAGATCACACTATCAAAAATAGGATCAGAAGGTCCTCCTACTGAGTATGGAATAGTTAAAGAGGTACTTGCGTCGTCTTTAGGAACGGATGTTCAAGGCGGTGTTGCCTACACTGCTGTTTATCCTGTTGTGGATTTTAGTGGGGATGTAATTACAAGTAATAATCAAGTAGAGGTATATCATAATGGCACACTCTCTCCACCAGCATCTGGGGAATATACAATCTCAGGAACTAATGGAAGGGTTGAATTAGCAGCACCCAATCAATGGACAGGTGAAAAACTTGAGATAAGTTACAATTACAAGAGAACGGTAGGTTATGCTCAAGGTTTATCGTGGGAAGTATCGGCTGCCTCTGATCCTGTAACAGTGATAGGACAGAAAGATCCTAAAGAAGTTGTACCAGGCAGGGCAGAAATTACGGGTACTGTTGATGAGTTTTTTGTAGACAGGAGATTATTCCAACAAGCAGATAAGGCGGTTCAGGGGCAATTAGTAGAATTTGATATGGATGTAGTTGATAATCCTGATGCAGCTAATCCAATATATGTTAAGTTTGAGAAAGTTAAATTTGGAACTTGGAATTATGATATGAGTGCGGATGGGTTCACTGCCAACAACACAGACTTTACAGCGAGGAATATGCTTATATCACAATGAGTAGGGCTGAGGAATATCGGGCATCTTTATATGTTGATGTTAAGTTACCGTCTGGGTTCACATTTAAGGTAAGAAAAGTGGGTCCTCTTGCGGTAGCGAGGATAATGAGTGAGCATAATCTGACTGTTGATCAAATCAATGAGGGATCTATGGAGTTTAATATAGCTTTTTTAGAGTATGCGGTTGTTGACCCTAAGCTTGTCTCTTCAGATCCTAAAGATGATGAGCTACAGGTTGAAGATCTAACTAATGAAGATGTTAAGTTCCTTCTTAATAAGATCATAGATATATCAGGGTTGAGCAGTGATAAGAACCCTTTGCAGAAACAGAAATAGGGAGAGCAGTAGCCAATATAGCGTTTACCTTTCATCAGAGACCGTCTGATATAATAGATCCACATTATGAAATGACGGATTTTGAACGGCTTATGTTTGATCTTGAGTGCATAAGGATTTTAAATCAGGAAACAAAAAGAGCTGAGAAAGGGAGTGTGAGTTTGGAAGAGAAAATTAAAGAGTTGAGAGCGAGAAGGGGAGAGGTATAATGCCAGAGGTTACTATAGATATAAATGCAAAGGATAACTCAAGGTTGGCAATTGGCTCATGTATAGATGGGTTTAAGAAGCTTGGGTCTGAAGTAGCTTCGGTAGCGTCTGGTGCATCGGGTGCACTTGCTGGGATAGCACATTCATTTGGTCCTATAGTGGCAGGAATAGGAGTGGTTGTGGCAGCAGTGGGAAGCCTCAAAGTGGCTTTCGATCAAACTAGGGATTGTGTCAGCATATTCAGAGAGTTTGATGATGTAATGGTATCAGTAGCTAAGACTACAGGAATGACTGCAGACGAAATGGAAGTTTTACGAGAAGGAATTTTAGAGATTGCTAATACTGCACCGATGAGTGCGGAAGCAATTGGAGAAATTGCAGTTAAGGCTGGTCAGTTAGGCATAGAAGGTGCTGAGAATATAGCTAAGTTTACTGAAACTGTAATGCAATTAAGCGTGGCTTGTGATATGAGTGCAGAGAAGGCTGCTGAAGCATTTGGTAAATTGGCGTCTATATTCGAGTTAACTACTGAAGACGTATACGGTTTAGGCTCATCTATTAATGAGATGGCAAATACTACAGCAGCATCAGCAGATCAGATTATAGACGCTATGGTAAGAGCCTCATCATCATTTGCATTATTGGATGATGAGCCTGAGAAGCTTGCGGCTATTGCAGCTACTTTAGTATCAGTATCTGAATCTGGAGAGAGAGCTGGTACAAGATTGAGGGGCGTGTTTGAGAGATTAGCATCTGATTCTGATAAGTTAGCTGAACGTTTGGGAATGGTTGGAGAACAATTTAGACAAGCTATTGAAGAGGATGCTGTTGGTGCGTTAATGATGTTACTTGAATACTATGCATCGATAGAGAATGAGACAGAAAGAATGGCACAAATACAAGAGGACTGGGGCAGAACAGCGGGAACAGCTATATCTCAGTTAGTTGAACACTACGATAAGTTACAAGGTAGAATTCAGATATGTGGCGAAGAGATGGAGACTGGTAGATCGCTTATGGAAGAATATGCCACAGTAGTGGCATCTTTCGGAGCACAGTTGGATATTCTTGGAGGTCAGTTTGAGAACATTAAGATGCAAATTGGTGAGGCACTTGCACAGCCTCTCTCAGAAGTAGTGTCTATAATTATGGATGAGTTAGTTCCAGCCTTTCAGTCTTTTGCAGATTTGATTAGTAGCATTGATTTCTCTCCTATTGTGACAGGTATTCAAGAAATCATAAGTGTTATATCTCATTTATTAGGTGCAGTATCAGAATGTGAGGATGCGGCACAGATAATTGTTAATATTATTGGTTACATAATAGAAGCATTTGCTACGTTACTGAAAGTGATAGCTACTGTAGCTGAAGCATTTTTAACAGTAGCTGATGCAGCATCTACGTTTTATAAATCACTTCGAGGGGGAGAAGGTGTAATAGCATCTCTTGCGGCATCTGGTGGAAGACTAAAGGAGGGGTTATCAGGTATTAAAGATCTATGGATAGATGTAGGTGAAAGCGTTGATGATGTTAATAATAAAATGAGTGATGCTGTTAATAATTTAGATGGTATAGGTAGTAAAGCAGATGAAGCTAAGGAACCCATACACGGACTGACAGAATCTCTTAATAACATACCTGAAAAGAAAGACATTGAGATAGAAGTAAAGCCTATTGATGAATCTAACATATCTGATCTACAGACAAAGCTATCAGAGATTACAGGGAGGGAAGTTAACATAGAGTGTGTAGTGACTAATGAGGAGAGGATTAAAGAATTAGCTGATTACGTAGAAGGTTTAACAGGTAAGTCTATAGGTCTTACTGTAGAGATGACTGATGAGGAGAAGTTAGAAGCTATTAGACAGCATCTGGAAGAGGTTACAGGTCAAGATTGGATTATAAATGTAGAAGTTGATACCATAGGTGCAGGAGATCTTAATAATGTAGAAAACATGATATCTTCTCTGATGGGGAGAAAAATAGAGATAGGTGTTGAGTTTACTGAAGAGGAGAAGCTTGAGATCATAAATCAAAGAATAGAGGAGATGACTGGTAAGCCTATTGAACTTTCTGTTGAAATGACAGGTGCTGAGAAGTTACGTGCTTTAGAAGAGCATCTTGAAAGCATTACTGGTAAAGAGATAGTGATTAATCCTCATGTTGATATGGAAGAACTATATGAGTATAATGATTTTCTACGAGGCATTGAAGACAAGGTTGTAAATGTTGCTGCTAATGTTGTTGGAGAAGAAAATGCTGAGAAGCTGAAGAACGTATTAGATGGTATAGTTGATAAGAAGGTTGAGGCACGTATGGAAGTGCTTGGCATTGAACAAGTAGATGATATTGATAATAAGTTGGCTGATCTTAGAACATTTGGAGATATCCCAATCCAGTTACAAGTTGAAGGTAAAGAAGAAATAGAAGATCTTGATAGAGATTTGACTGATGCTCAGATAAGAGCAGAAGAAGGAGTAGAAGTTGAGATTCCACCTATGGAAGTCCCTCAACCAGAGCCTGTTGAGATTAAAACTGAAGTAGATACAGTAACCTGTAGAGACATATGTCCAGAGAGTTGTAAAGTTAAAGTTGAGACTGAGGTTGAGGAGATCGAGGGCATGAGAACTGGCGGGTTAGTAAGAAAAGAGGGTATTTACTATCTACATAAAGGAGAGAGAGTGGTGCCTAACGGCATTCGGAGTTTTCAGCATGGTGGTTATGTGCCAAGAAACACCTTAGCATATCTACACAGAGGAGAGTATGTTATACCCAAAAGAGCGAATAGAAGTATGAATGTTAATTTCAGTCCAGTCATTGAAAAGGATGTTGATGTGGATAGAGTTATTGATGCTCTTATGAGAAGATTGGAGATGGTAGTAGTATGAATCTTAATGTATGGGGTCTTACAGAGACAAGAGATGATGATAGAGGCAGTTATGAACAGTTTGGAGGTCTATGGAGAGGAGATTTTCGGACAGATGATAAGTATATCTTCTGTGGACATAATGCAAGTAGGCTATCCAGATATTTTTATCATGTTAGGTGGAAGCTTCCAGTGTTTAGGAGTAGCACAATAAACTCTGCTATTATTAAGTCATTTTGTATAGGACCAGGTCCTTTGGAAGATCCACGTAACTCATCTCCAGACTTTAATGTAAAAGTTTACTATGAGTCATCAGATGATGGTGTATCCTTAGCTTATGGAACTCGTAGGGATTGGAGCACATCATATGTAACATGGTGGATGAGCGAGGCGAATGACTTTGGTATGTATGAATGGGTTAACTCTCCTGATATAAAATCATTAGTCCAAGAGCTTGTTAATAGAGATGGATGGAAATACAATAATCATATGGTAGTTAGATATGATCCTTATGATGCTAATGATGAAATATGGGCATTTGCAGCATATGACTTTGGTATGCAAAAGGGAAGAGGCTCATCAAGGCTTGAAGTTAACTACACTATTAAAGGAACTAAACTAACTGAAACTCTAATATTGACAGATGCACCAAGTGTTGAGGGAGAAGCTCCACCACCTTTGAATGCTGTATACTTAGATAATATAATGTTACATCCTACTGTAAGAGACTATGTCACTTCAGATAAGTATGAAGAGGATGTTCGAGTAAGTATACTTCCTGATGAGTTTACACTTGAAGATGCAATCACCTTTGATGAGGCAAGACAGCTGTTGAGCAAAGCAGGTAAGAATGTTCCAGTATGGTATTATGGTAGGTCTTATAATTGTATCGTGTCTGATCTGGAAATAGAATATGGTAAAGATTTTGCACTTGTGAATATCAGTTTAGTTAATACAAATAAGAGGAAGAAAGTATGAAGTTTAAGATAATCTACAGAGATAGAGAGATAGAAGCTCATAACTTGATCACCGATAGGGGATATGAAGAATATGCTGCAAGGTTAGGATGTGGATCATCAGAATTACCATTCACCTACATAGCAATTGGAACAGACACTACTCCTCCATCTCCAGATGATACATCACTGGGTAATGAGCTTGTGAGGACTGAATCACTATATTCATATACAAGTAAGGCTTTTGAGCTTGTTGCACAATTCATAGCTGGATCAGGAACTGGATCAATAACGGAAGCTGGTATATTTAATTCAGACTATGGTGGAACGATGTGTGCTCGAGCTACTTTTGATCCTATCAATAAAACTGAAACTGATGATCTTGTTATAATATGGACACAGAACCTATAAAGTATAGTAGGTTTTGTTCTCTATTGATGAAATTAGCGAGAATATCGCAAGGTAAATATGACAGTAATATTAAATGTAATGGAGAGTGTTTAGAGTGGGTTTATGCTTGTCTATTAATGCAATATGACTGAAATTATCCTAAAGATAGGAGGTAAGAAAGTACATTTTGAGTCTCTAACATTAAAAGATGTGATTGGAGACATATCAAGCTTGACTGGTGAAGTGAGTGGGACTAATCTTGAGCTTTACGATCCAGTGGTTTTGAAAGATGGCAATCATGAGTTGTTTAGTGGTTACTTGATAAAGACAACCACTGAAGGTGGAAGATCGAATATACTGTGTTATTCTCAAGCTTGGAGATTAAGAGGCATGATCACTAATCTTCATATTTGGCGTTTCTTTTTCCTATATGAGTTCTTTTATGGTATGAGGAGAGAGCATGAAGATCATATAGGAGAGGGTGAAATAGGAGAGATAACGACTGAGCAATCATTGATCAACATCCAATGGTTAGATTCAAATGATCCATATGGTGCATGGGATGATATAGTAAGGATAACTACTGGTGGTTACATTAAAGGTGTTCACGTAGTTGAAGATATGAATTTGTATCCTGAAGTATGGGATGACAACAAAAATGAACCTATAGACATAATGTATTCTCAATGGATAAAAGCGGGTCCATCAGGAGGTCCACGCAGAGGTGCCAAGCATGACTGGGATGAGATTACTTTTATGCATATGACAGATCAATCGGGTTATATGGTATATCCTTTAAGAAGAGAGTCATTTCCATATGATTCAGACTATGTCAGAATATACAATTACAATACTCTATTAGGAGAGCTATCTTATTATGTTCCATGTCTTGCTAACGAAGATCCTAATTCTCCTATAATAGATGATCTGCCTCCGGATGAGGCACCTCACAGATACTATGCTAATGGTCTACTCTATAAAACTGGTTTAATACTACATCGAGATATTTCTAATGAGGTATTTTTTAAAAGTCAGATAGTCATAGAAGAGGATAATGTTCTTGATGCACTTAGAAGTTTATGCTCTCATGGTTTAGTCTGGCTACTTGGTGTTGCAAAACCATTTCAAGTACACTTTTGGCTAAATGGTAATGATCTATATGTGAAGGAAGTTAAAGATACAGTTGTTCACACCCTTAAGGATGATAATATAATGGATGCACATCTAATTAAAGACATGAGAGGCATTTCAAACAAGATTACATATGTTACTGATAGAGTAGTAGAGATACGCTATGATGAGGAATCCATGGAAAGGTATGGTCAATATGCAGCATCAGAAGAATTAGCTTTAAGTCCAGCTGAATGCAATAAACTAATTGATCTTGAGTTTGCCTATATGTCAAATCCTCAGGTATCATTAGAAATATCCACTACGAACAAGTTCATCAACGTTGCAGATAAGATTAGAGTTAAGAGTTCTAATCTATCAATAGATAATGTTTATGTTGTTCGTGAGCTAACAAGGAATATCTCTCCTTATGGTGTTACCACTACTCTCTCATTGTCAGATACACCTACTACTGAAATCACACGGGTGTTATCACCTGATGAGATGAAGAGTCTATTCATTATGTATATGAATGGGGTTAAGAAAGGTTTGAAGGCTAAACATAGATCGTATGAGATGGTTAAGATAAGAGATGGTAGAGGGACAGCTTATGGCTTTGATAGCACATCATGGTTATCTGATACAGCAAAAAACTCTTCCGGTATCTATCACGAACATAGATTTCATCTTCCATACTCTACTCAAATAACATTCGAATGACGTATATCAACATTTTTAGAATATGGAAAACATTGGTTCTATGATACAACTTTTAATTAACGGACAAAAGTATGAATTTAAAGAGTTGCATTATAATGAAACTATAGGTGAGGTAGCAACTCTGACTGGTAAAGTTCCTAATTTGGAAGAGGACATAGACCTCAATATGAACGTAGGGTTACTGCCATATTTCACTGGGTTTATAGTGTATTGTAAGAAAGATCCTAATTATACAGAGTTCATAGCCTATCAACACATCTACAAGTTGAAAGGATACATACCTCCTCTCGATCATTATAACAAGTTTAAGATAGATCATATATTTAATGGGATACAAGATAAAGATTTAGGAACTATAGAGTTTGATCCTCATGAGGCAAGAGTTGGAATAACTAAAACTAGAGCTGGAGATGAGTTCAATAATAAGAGAAGTGCTATCTTAGTAGGAACTATAAAAGATGGTATTATCAGAGAACGTATTAGTTTAAGAAGCCATTTTGAAGAGGATTCAGAGAAATTTGAAGCCTACAGTAAATACAATGAAGGTATGGCTTGTAATCCCCATTGGATGAGAGATAGTTGGAACAGTATATTTTCATGGCATATAGAGGACGAGCATAACAGACCTGTAGCCTTATCAGGAATTACATATTTGAAGCAGTTTAGTGATACATGTGGATCTGCTACTACTCTTTGCTCAATGGGTACTGGACAGACATTTGCAGCTACACAAGATAGCAATGGGCACTACTCTAATGGATTGCTCTATAATACACCTTTCACAGTTAGCCTTGATATAGATTCTAATATTAGATCAACTGGCTACTACCATGTGAAAGGGACAAACATACTTGAGATCATCCAGCAGATATGCAAAGGACCTGTTTATACGTTAGATGATTTTCAGATGTTTCAAGCTCGTATGTGGATGGATAATAACACCATATATTTGAGACAGAGAGATGAAAAGGTAAATGAAACATTGAGGTTTAATAAGGAGATACTAAGTTATAAACGTTCTATTAGTATAAGTCAGTTAACAAACTCAGTTGGCATCATCACCAATAAGAATGTTATCTCAAGAACAAACGATATCTCTATAGATAAATATGGTAAGTTTGAATCGATTATGGAGATGCCTCTTGATGATAATGATGCGTATGTATTAGCAAAGAGAAACATTAGCATGTATTCAACACCTGAAGATGTCCTTACTGTTACCACTCACAAAGATTTGTCTCTTGGTAATAAAGTTTACATTCCTGATTTAGGTTACTATACAGTTCAAGAAGTCACTAAGGACATATACGGTAGTGGTAAAACAATAAATGAGATTGTTCTTAGTGAGTATATACCTTATGAAAAGTGGTTTGAGATTATGCAGAAGAGAAAGAGTATGGACTTTCTATTTAGGATCTATCTAAGAGGTGGATCTAAGAAGTTGAGTAGTAAACACAAAAATTATGAGTTGTTTAAGGTTCTCAGAGGTAACAAGCATCTCATTACTTGGGATTCAATATCTAGCAGAAGGTTCACTACTTCAACAGTTGATGATCATTCCCATAATATAGACGTTGGAGTCGGGAATGCTATAGGGTTTGATCAAGTATGAGACTCTTAGTTAATAGTGAGGAATTGGAATATATTAGCTTAAACTTACATGAAGCAATAGCTCGGGTATCTACCTTAGAATGTAAAACTAAAAAGGAGGTAAAAGTAAACTCTAAAGTGATTGTTCCTTATTACTTTGAAGGTATAATAGTTAGTGTTGAGGAAGATAATGGTATCTTTAACTTCATAGCCTTTGAGAACACATGGAAATTACAAGGTATTCCTTCAAGACTGGATCATTATACACAATGGAAGTTAGATCATATTTTAAATGGTTACGCAACTACTGAGCTACATAAGACATTCTATGACTCAACACCTAAGATTAATGTTCGATGGTATGGTCTCAGTGGGAAAGCAGTCTTAACGGGAATTATAAACGGAGTGCACGTTGTAGAATATTTAAGTTTAGTAGAGACAACTGATGGAAAGTTGAGGAAATCAAGATGGTGCACAGATGCTAACTATGTTCCTGAACCAGCTGATATAGGATGGCATGAAATCACTGGATTTCATGTAGAAGGAAATGATAATAAACCAATTGAAAATATTAGTAGTGCGTATGCCACATTATATAACTCCAGCACATCGATTTTGAAGCTTAGTGGAACAAATTATATGGCTGCACATTCAGATGGTAAAGGTCATTATAGCAATGGGATACTCTATGACACTGACTATTCAGTCAACTATCAGGTTGATGATCAAGTGTTAGACTTAGCCAAATTTGAAGTATCTGGCGAGACTGCTCTTGATATCTTGGAGAATATATGTGAAGGTCCTATGTATTCGTATAACGATGTTCATCCATTCAAAGCATCCTTTTATACGAGAGGGAACACTATGTACATTAGACAGGCTGGTCATAAGCTAAAAGAGATATTTAGAGAAGATGAGGAGATTGGATCTTATACTTACGATATGAGCATCGAGAACTTAGTAAATAAATTCTCTGTAGTGACAAATAGAAATGTTAGTAGCAAGTCAAATGATGCATCCATTAGTAAGTATGGTTTGTTTGAGAAGATAGAGGATGCAGGACTTGATGATGAGGAGGCAAGACGTTTAATTGAGTATAACATAAGTAGGTTCTCTATGCCTGAAGAAGAGTTAAGCATAACTACTCACAACAAAAGGATATTCACTGGTGATAAGATATATGTGGATATACCATCTTTAGGTATTAAAGGGTATAAAACAGTTCAGGAGATCGATAGAAGTTTCAGTAGTTGCTCAGATGACATAGAGATGATTGTAAGACTAACCGAATATACACCAGTTAAGAAACTACTTGAAAAGAGAGCTAATGCCAGACATCTGTTTTACCTTGATGAGATATTTGTTAGAGGAGCTAAAAAACTGCTACAGAGACATCTTAGTTCTGATTTTATAGAGTTTCTATCAGGTGATAAACCAAGCGGACCGAGATTTATAGTTGCATCCGCAATACTATTTAAAGGTGCAGTGCCTACTACCACAAATGAGGCGCATGCCCATACCATAGAATGGGATGTTACTAAAGGATCTTCCATAGATCTCACTTGATATGGTTCACTATATCAATGGTAGGGAGCATAGCATGATATGCTTAAGGAATGTTAATGATAAGAGGTCGGCATTAAGAGAAGCTATGAGAATAGCCAAACTTAGGGGTTGGATACTCATAGGTGTTAGAGAGGAAAATAAATGTCCGTATGGCTGGTCAGCTTTATTTAAGAAACTATGAATTTCTATTAGCTTCAGAGTATGATGATGCAAGTTATTCAGGAGGTTAGATTATGCCATTAAAAGAGATAACAATATCAATAGCAACTGGATATGATGATGCACAAGAAAAGAATAGCACTTGGGAACCGAGTGAGACTACTCTTACTTTTGGTTACACTGGCGGTATTATCTTTATCTTAGGTAAACCATACAGATCTTTCTTACGGTTTCAGCTACCTATTGAAAAGGATGCTATTATCGTAAGTGCTAAACTTAAATTCTACAGCCAAGTAGCTAATGCAGAGACTTTTACTTGTAATATAGACGTATATGATACAGATGACATGCCAAGTTTAGAGACTGCTCCTACAGTTCCTCTATGGAATAATCCTGTTCCATATACTCCAGAAGCTTGGGAAGTTGATACTTGGTATGAGTCTCCAGATATTAAAACACTTGTCCAACATATAGTTAATAGAACTGGCTGGGTTAAGAATAACCATATTGGATTTAAGATAGATGAAGGTAATGCTGCTAAAGGTGCATTCAGAGAGTTTTATGCTTATGAAGGATCTACTGTAAACTGTGCTCAGTTATATGTTAAATACTCTGAAAAGAAAGAGACCTTAGATGCCACTTGTAATATACAGACAACATTTCACTCATCATCATCAGTTGATTCATTAGTTCAAACGACTGAATATGAGACATTAGAGACAACCAGTGCTATTAAAAAAGAGAATCTTCAACTGTCTGTAATGTCTGATGCATTGATTTTGAACACCTTAGTGATTTATCCTTATGAGTCTCTTGTTGTTAAGAGGTCAGTAGAGATGGCTGAGACAATTCCTAAGTATACTCATCCACTTTATATCAGTATTGAAACCAGATATCAAAACATTCCAGATTATATTAACAGAGATTATTACTTCTATATTAAGATACCTACTGAAGATGACTATAGGCTATGTAAATGTGTAAGTTGTAGGGAGGTTAATTATGACATTAGGAAAGCATATCAACTTACACTTGTAGAGGTTAAGCTAATAGGAGGGTGATAAGTGAGTTACACAAACTTAGATGATGTAAAATCTCTTCTTAATATTAAAGTTGCTGATTATGATTTACAGATAGAGAAGTGTATACAAGATGCTGATGTTTGGGTGGATAATAACTTCATAAACTTCTCTCCTGATATTAGTCTAAAGAGGACTATAGCTCGGTTATATGCAGCATACTTGTTTAGGACTTCAACATTTGAAAACTATACAGAAGAGGGATCATCTTTAGCTAATGAGCTTAAGAGAGAGGCAGAAAATTTAGTGAGAATCTATAAGAGAGCTCATTCCATGCATATGAAAAAAGTAAAAGCATTAAGGATACGCTAATTGTGGTGTGTAGATTTATCTCTATCAATAAAAAAAGAGAGGAAGGAGAAATTTATTCTATATAGTCGTCCTCATCCATCTCTTCGTATAGCCATAATAGCTCGTTGGCTACTTGGTCAATCATCCAGAAAACCAGCTTTTCTACCAACTGATATGTGGTTTTGATAGTTTCACCAGATGTCTCTCTTGCTAAGAAATCAAAGATATTTTCACACTCATCTAATCTTGTCATATCTATTGCTTTCTGCATGATATCATATTGGTATTTAACAAACAGCTCTGTTATCTCATCTCTATTTAATATACCAGAGAATATGGATTCTGCTCCATACTCAACTATATCTCGCAGATCCACATCACACAAGTCACCAATACCACACCTCTCACTTAGCCAGTCCTTAAACGAAATCTCATCAATACTAAAACTTTGTACTACCATTTTTTGTCATCTCCACATATTGTTTAAGAGTTTTCTTAAGAATCTCACTCCTTCATAACCAATCATATAAGAAGCATAGACGGCATTTAAACGTTAACTAAATAGCCATCTAATGTTTCTATATTAGGATCATATTTACCTTCTCATATTCTCTTTAATTTCATCTAATCCAATCATATTTTTCAGTACCCTTCAACTCTTGGAGCTAATAGATACTCTATCTCACCAAAGTAGTATTTCGATCTCACAGATATAGGCATATCATTACCTAAGTTAATAGTAACAGGTCCTGCATCCCGAAGCCCCTTAACTATATTCACTAGATAACCAGCATCGAATTTAGATTTAACTTCCATCTTCTTCTTCTTCTCTCCCTCAACAGTAAGCTCCAAGCCATCTTCTTTATCCATCTCATATTCAACTTCTGTGAACACCGATGCACTACTTATCTTAAGCTTATCATCCGCAACATGGAAGATTACATCATCACTTACTGAACAGGCTGCATTAACAGCTTCTGTAAAATCACTCCTCTCCATAGTCACACTTACAGGGAGGTCGAGTGATAATAGTTTCTTTAGTTTTCTTATTGTATCCAGTCTTACTTCACTCAAAGTATACCTTAACTTACTCTGATAGAATACAATCTTACCATCTAACTTCTCTATTACTATAGGCTCATTCTTCTTAGCATTCTTAACTATATTTGTCACCTGCCTGAGATCTACACCAACAGATCCTATTGCTTCATAATCATCAAATGCATCCTTTAAGATGCCTATAGACGCCATACATACATATGCATTATCTATTATTCTCGATTGAACACCCTTATCATCACTGTCTATCCTTACTTCATCCGCAAGCCAAGAGACCGCTTTAGTAAATACATCTACTACATTGGCACTAATTCTTAACATCCAAACACCACCTCCTTACTTAAACATACCTTTGCTTTAAAACCCAAATCCCTCTCGGTTTTAGTTGTATCTGCACACGTTCTATAAACATACTTCTCTATAGGGTTATCAATATATCTACATCTACAGTCTGTAAGTTTGGCTATCTCATTAAATGATGTCTCAACACCCGTCCCTACATTATACACACCCCGTTTATCACTCTCTCCTGCTATGATAAATGCTCTTACTACATCATCCACATGTATAAAATCTCTTGTTTGAGTCCCATCACCATATATCTCAAAGTAGCCTTTCTTCATTTGAGTGATAACATTAGCATACTTACCTTTAGCCTCATCTCCACCATACACCGAGAACAGTCTTAAGCAGATGCTATCTAAGTCTTTGGACATCAATTCGATGTTATATCTGCTTAGTGTGTAGTAATCAAATGGCTCTACTTTAAATGATTCATTGTTGGGAATGGGACACTTTCTATAAAGAGATGAAGTTGATGCTATAACCAATCGAGGATATACGATCTCACAATATTCCTTAATTATGTCAAAATCTCTAATCACCTGACAAAATGAAGTGACATTATGATCCATCATGGGTGCTGATGACGGCATACCAAGATGGTATATTATATCAAAATGATTTTGTAATGAGCTCAAGACACTCTCAATTGAATTCATCTTTATATCAGCTATCTCAACATTATTATCCTTCTTAAGCTCTGATACCAACCTCGAGCCTATAAACCCCAACCCACCTGTAACTAATATGTTTTTACCTCTTAACATCTCTATTCCTCACAAGCACAGTTTCATACTTCTCAATCTCACTCAGTAAACTATCTTTATCAACCGCACTTCGTAAGATCTCGTTGTTCTCATCTTTATGCAATATCAGGACTTTGTTCTCATTATGGTTTAGTATAAACATAGGTGTTCTCACTAATGATAGCAATTTAGCAAATGCCACTTTATCCATCTCTTTAATAGAACAATCATACGGTAGCCCTAACTCAATGCTTTTTAGGTCTTCTTTTCTATCAGGAAAAACATACTTCCCATTTGGCAGTCTGCTCATGATCTTGCCTCCTTTCTTATAAAAGTAAAGGATCTCTCTTTTGTTGAATAACTCCTTATTCATATCCTCCACCTAATATCACCTCCTTGTATAATACACTCAACATCCTTAAGATCTCTCTCATAGATATGTGCTGATACACTTAGTATATTAATACCACCAGACGAAACAGATAGCTCGTTTGCCACATAATCCTGTAATCTTGAAAGTGCATGAACATTATATGGATACGCACCATAGAAATCATGTGATCTAAACACTGATGTCATCTCCAAGATTGAATTTCTTAGCTTAAAATCCACCATAATCAAGCAAGGAGATTCACTGCTGGTTAAATCTACCTTAGGCATCCAAGTGGTAGCAGTTCCTCTTTTTGATGTTCTGTTATGCTTGAGCTTGTTTATTATTAGTTGTATCTGATCAACATCTCTCCTAAGCCTCTCTCCATATGTATAGATAAATCCCTTATTATCAGGATTTAACAATTGATCCTCATACTCTCTAAGCATTTGATGTCGTAAACTGGGATACTCGTCATGTGGATATTCAATCCTGGTTGCTAAATTTAATATCTCTCTTATAGTGTATCTTCTATCTCTAACATCCAGCCCATAGTCCATAATAAGCTTTAGTCCTCTTAACCAAACATCATTCACTGATCGTCCTCTTATAAACCGACCTACCTTATAGGTTACATCCATATTCATCCCTCTATTCTTCTGTTAGTCTATCTAAAGATTCTATATCTTTTTCGATCACTTCCTTCAAGAGTCTAATCGTCTATCACCACTATATCCAGAACAATATTGGAATAAAAATAATAAAAAGAAAGAAAAATAATGTTTCGTGTGTAGACAACATTTATATCATCTCTCCAAGATCTTCAATATACCTCCTGGCTTGTTCAAGACTTGAAAAAAGTTGAAACATCTCATCTTTCTTAAACGTAGATCCATCATCCCTGGACTCGACAAACACCACACTATATAAAGGACCGTATCTTTTCGCCTCATAGACTCCCTCAGTTATCATGTAAGCAGTGTTTCCATTCAGCATCCCAATCTCCACGATATGTAACCTTAGATGGTATATGCATGTCTCTCCAAAGTGTCGATATATTATCTCCTCAGCTCTTGTTTTCTCAATGTCCAATGCGTTCATAATGTATCACCCACTGAATTAAGCACACATCATCTCTGTTAGCTGTATAATGTATTCACAAAATCCTTTTCCACCAAAGCATACTATGTTGTAGGCTTCAGCCCAAGCGGTTACACTAAAGCAAGTTCCGCACGTTTCCACAAACGTTTGAGCCAATATTCCCATAGCATCTTCTCCACTCAAAAGCCTGTCTAAATCCGACTTTAGTCTTCTTAAGAACACTCTTCTCAACTTTGTCATTATTTACTCACCTCCTACTTTTCTTATTCTACATCTTACACATCTTACCCCACTTAATGACTCTCGCTCTATGGTATTCCAAGAGCAATCTCTTGTTACATACTTAATAACCCACTCTAACTCTTTGTCACTTATCTCATCAAATACGTGTCTAACACCATCCAAACTTTGTCTGTTATCCATTTTTACATCCTCCATACATTGTTTAAGAGTTTTCTTAAACTTTCCTCTAAAGCACCTTATCAATTTCTATGTCTACATCATCCTGATGATAATACCGCTCTAACCATAACAGACAATAACCAACTATATCGGTCAGTGTTTCACATATGAAATTCTTCTGACTCTCACTTAGATCTTCCATGAGTTTATTCTTATTCCATAGGGTTTTAAGCCTTGCAAATTTATCTGATAACCGAATATATATGCCCAGCTCACCATTCTCTATATAAGCATCTCCATATTGTCTGTTTTTCTCTATTACAAGATCTATTATATCTATAGCCACATCATACAATCTACTTCTATTTACCATTTCCATTCACACACTCCTTTTTGAATATTTAACTAAAGATATGTGATATTACCTCTGTTTCAATCTCTCTGACAACCTCATGATCACTTGATCTGTAGCAAGTTGAATATGCCTACTTGTTAGGATCTGTTTCCCATCAAACTTGAGTAGTCTAATAGCCTCACTGACAAGCTCGTTTATATACTCTTCTCCCAATGCAACTAAAAAATCTAAAGCCTCTTTCCGGATGTGATATCCACTTTCCTTAATATTATCATTCAGGACACTTTTTTTAATTACACTCATATTATACCTCCTACTCTTAAATACTACAGGTACCACTTTTACAAGACAAATCGAAATCCCAACTAATAGGTTGGTCACGTCTTGAGTTATTTCTATAAATAGTTATACCTTTACATCTCATCTTCCAAGCCTTAGTATAGATATCTTTAACTTCATCAACTGTAGCAGATTCATACAGATTGATAGTCTTTGAGACTCCCAGATCAACTATTTCTTGTGCTGCTGCCTGTATCTTCAAGTGTTCAATTGCTGGTATCTCAAAAGCTATCCTAAATACCTTTTTCTCATCCTTAGAAAATACGTCTATATTGGCTATAGAGCTATCCCGTTTGATCTGCTCAATAGTCTCTTGGTCTAAGTCTGGAAACCTCTCTTTAAACACTTGATTTACTTCAATTAAGACCGATCCGTCTAATATCCTTCTCTCATACATCCAACCAAAAGGTGGCTCAATTCCTGATGTGCAATTACAGATGGTACTTAATGTGCCAGTGGGTGCAATAGACATCAGGTTAGCATTTGATCTACCATTATACACCTTAGGATATTCCAGATTACACGATATCTCATGTGCTTCATCTCGGATTATGCTCAGTAGTCTTCTTAACTCTCTTACTGATTCATCAGAACCATAGACTAAGTTATGTTTCAGACAATAGTCTCCAAATCCCATAACACCGATACCTATCTTCCTGAACCGTTTCATGGCACGTTGTAGTTCTTTGTATGGCAATCTGTTCTTATCTATTATCCTATTAAGTAACAATGTCATGACCGATGCACTCTCTCTCAGCTGATCATCATTTTCATATTTAGCTAAATTCAATGATCCTAAGTTACAGCTTTCCCACGGTAATAATGGACTTTCACCACAGTTTTTAGTGAGCACCAAATGTCGATTACCTATAAAGTCTGCATCAGATACGATGTAGTAGTTATGAGTCCCAGATACAGTCATATTATAAACATCCTCTTTTCTATTTCCGCTTATTACATGCTTAACTTTATAGTAAATGTTGTCGTCTCCCTTCAGATAATCTCCACTAACCAACTCTTTAGCCTCTTTCAATTGTCCATTCTTCAGATAGAACTTATGATCAGGTGTGACTGTAAATACTGCATAATTAGTCAATACAACTTTAACAACGGATGTATTCTCTCTTGTTTTTCTGATATTATAAGCTCTATGATAGGCATCTTTACCGGTCACATAGTTATGAGATAAGACCCAGACATCCTCCTCACTAACAAGATCCTTAATTTTCTTATATCCTTGAGTGGTTTTAATCAGAGTATTCCCACTTACACAAGGATTGGTCATGGTGATGGGTTTATCTCCAACATAATTATCCTCGTTTATTCTATCATAAAATAGCATGCCCGGATCTCCACTCTTCCACGCCTCATAGCATATCAGATTAAAGATCTGTTGTGCCTTGACTTTTCTAACTACTCCCTTAGAATGTGGTGATATAAGATTAACATAGTCATTATCTTCAAGCGCATACATAAAGTTATTATCCACCATCACTGAGAAGTTAAAAGATGATACATTCTCATTCTCTTTCATTATGATGAAGTCAAGTATATCGGGATGCGTATAGTTTAAACAAGCCATATTAGCTCCTCTTCTTCTACCACCTTGTTTAATCTCTGTAGTTGCTGCATTATAAATCCTAATCCACGATAGCAAACCAGATGATCCTTGAGATGATCCACTTATAGGTGCATCCTTTTCTCTCAGATTTGAAAAATCAAATCCAGTTCCTCCTCCATATTTGTGGATTACAACAGCCTTCTTTAAGGTTTCAAATATACCCTCTAAGGAGTCTTCAACAGGCAAACAGAAACACGCTGAATATAGATGCATTGGAGTCCCTGCGTTTGCTAATGCGGGTGAGTTTGGTAATCCTCGCATTTCTACAAACAAATTATAAAATAATTCTTGCTCCCTCTTATTAGTCCCAAAGTATCTTGATACTCTCCTTAACATGCCTAAGGGTGTCTCATCACCATATAAACAACGTTCCTTTAAGACCTGTAGTGCATTCTTAGATATACCCCAATCGTCTAAAACAGGAAACTGTTGTGATTCTCTCTTCTGCATCCTATACAGTATAAATTTCTTAGCTGTGTTATAACACCCAAATTCCATAAGCACCTTCTCAATGGTATCTCCTATTATATTAGTATCCAAGTTATCTCCCTTATCCCGCAATATTTCCATAACCCGATCAAAACAACCATCTTTTTCTTGCTCTCCAGATGCCGCAAACGCTTTAGATATAGATGCTCTTATCTTCTTAGGATTTAGATCCTCAAACTTATTACTTCTCTTTCTAACTTTCATTTGTTATCACCTCCTCAACACTTGTACATCTTCCTATTCACGATAAACTATATTACCTGCCTCTTCTATTGCCTTCTGTTTGGTTAAACAAGCTACGCACTCACCACAAGGTCTTTCTTGATCCTTAATACAATCCCATGTCTCATCGATAGGCACACCCAACATCAAGGCTTCTCTTGCTATTTCCGTTTTATTGAGATAGATGAATGGTGCATCAATTCTTATGAGATTGCCATTCACTCCGCTCTGAGTTCCAAACCTTATTGTGGTACCAAACGATTGAATAAATTCCAAACGACAATCAACATACCTATTATAATCAGTAAGATTAGCTCCATAACTAACAGTTTCTGCACCTACCCGATTAGCGTATGCTATACCGTATGATAGAAATATAAGTTGCTTTCCCTCAAACGCACCATAGCTTAAACTTGTATCCGACCTATGATCTACAATTTTATCAAGATTAAGCTCAATAAGTTGGTGCTCCTTCACTCCCAACATCTCGCCTATCTTCATGGCTGCTTCTAACTTTCTCTTGTTTTCTCGTCCATACCTGAACGTCAGTGCATAGATATCCTTTTGCTCTTTGTGTTTCAAATAATATGCTAATGTGCTACTATCTAAGCCTCCCGATAGAAGTACTATAGCTCGTTTGTTCATTTTATCATCTCCATATTACTATTTAAGAGGTTTCTAAATTTATACATAGACCAGCGATGGAAGATTGTCACATATCCTTACGAACCCGGGTACCTGCATTGGATAAGTTGATGATACCTTAAGATACTCAATTTTAGATATATCGAATAGACCTCCTGACTCAATGATAAAGTGTTTACCACTTGCATCCTTGCTAAGTGATAATCTATGTTGATGTGCTGCCACCACGTTCATCCTATACTTTTCTGCTAATCTTTTAGATACTGACAATGGAACGAATGAGTAGTTTTTCGGATGGCATATATACCAGCTGTCATTGAGAACACAGTGATCATAGTTAGTTACCTTATAGTCTTCATCCTCGTTTAGTTCACCTCTGAAGAGGCTTATAAGATCAGATAGATCATTCTCTCCACCAAGTTTAGATAAAAATCTATCCTCGTGGTTGCCTCTTAGAAAATATATATTCTTAAAGACTGATAATGAGGTTAACACCCGATTAGCTTGTTCCAACTCACGTTTAAATGTAAGCTCTCTATATTCAAAATTTAAAAAGTCCGTCATTTTAAAACAATCCAAGAAATCTCCTGCTATTATCAGATCAGTTATATTATGTTTTTTAGCCATATCCAAAAGTTTCTGTATATGTCTCTGGCTGTGGAATGGCACATGATAATCTGAAGATACGATTACATCACTGGCATAGATCCTTAACTCTTTTCTTAGCATCTTCACCTCTCCGCAAATGATATATTTTACGCTCTATAGATTTAGGACTTCTCAACAGTATTCTACCTATATCTTTATAAGGGACATTATACGCTTTCAATATTTTCAAACACTCAACTTCGTGTTCAGTCCACCTCTCAAACTGTCTGAAGTTCATTTTTTACATATCCTCCATAAACTCAAAGTCATCTAACGACAGAGTAATAAGATCTTTCACACGTGAGATACTTCTCTCACATGTTTTATCATAATCTATTTTGTATCCGTCTAATTTAGACAGATCTTTAGGCAAAGCAAGTATATCAGTGTATGGCACTCCAGAAGGACAACTCTTAACATATACTAACATTCCTAAATCCTCATATTCAGTCTCGCCTATATACCTGTGTGTATATTCCAGAGCCCTTGCAGCTTGAGTTTTAACTCTATATGCCTTATCTAAGCGTATCTTTCTGGGAAATGCAATATAATGTAGAGGATGCTCCTTAATCATAGCTAACTGCCTACTAACATTAGCTGCAATCTCCCGTTTCTTTAACCCATTCAACAGACCCTTTATGACATCAAACTCTATATCTTTCTGTAGATTTGAAGTATCACCTCTCACTATACCCATACCCTTAATAACATATTTGTCGGGTTCATTAAACAGCACATATTGTTTCTTAGTTTTGATAAACACCTTCTCCCAAAGTCCTTTGAACTCAACTCTAAATTTATCCACAAAGTTAAACTCACTGACATAGTCGTTTAGGATATCATCTATGAACAGCCCAGACTTTTTGTCTGGATCATCCGATACAAACACAGAGTCCGTGTCTGCATAAACGATATTAAACCCTCTATCTTCTAAACCTGATTTTAGATACTGTATTACACTCCTACCAATTGAAGTTATCGACTCAGCTATTGTTCTGTTGTATATACGAGAGTTGACAAACCCAAATTGACCATATATTGCATTGATAACTGATGTCTTTAAGGCTTCTTGTTGGATATAGTATCTTCTATCTCCAGTCTCCTTGTATTTCTTTTTTAATATCATTCTTTCTGAGATTAGCTCTTTTAGGATTTTAGGTATTATTCCAAACGGTTTACTCTTGAACCTAATACCATTCTCTAACAATATGTCTCCTGATGCATCAAACGTCTCAAGTGATATATTAGATGCTATGATAATTGTAGGATACAGAGCTGTGAAATCCCAAATAGCTACATTCTCGTATCTGCCGGGATTGGCATAGACATATGCTCCCTCGTATTTCCCACCATTATTACGCCATTTACAAGTTCTTAGAACATACCCCGATCGGTTAAACGATCTTAGTAAAATTATATCATCAAAAGTAGATGAGCTTAAGGTATCTTTTATTAGGCATCTGCCTATGCTTGCCAGATACGTAAAGTAAAACATTATCTCAAATTTCTCATCAAGAAGCTTTATAATCTCAGTATCTCGTCTATTATACTCCTCCAGCTCTTCCTTACTAAGATCTTCAGGGTGTCTTGGACCTAAATCTATCTTCTCACTGTCTACCAGTTTTGCCACAGTGGATAGCTTAAAGTTGCTGATGGGATCAGTCCATATCTTACGAAACATCGTGAGTAAATCAAGATACTCGATGCTCATTGGAATACTAAAGTTTTTTCTCTGAAGTATCTTATAGTCCCATTCACTCCAAGATGTGATAATATCATACCCAACTATAAACGAATCGAATTCACTAAGTATCTCTTTCTCCTTTGAAGCACAATACATTTCCCTACCATCATTTGTCATAGCTGACAACGCTATAATATTATCCTTCCTATCAGCCTCGATATCGAAGTATACTACTCTTGGTTCTATAAATAACTCATCCTCAAGGACATCAATTAAGATCCTCCGATCGAACGGGATATCTCCTTCATAGGTATGTTTAAATTGCTTTCTAAGCTTTCTAACTTTTGTTAGATCTTCTACAACTACCTTCCTAATAGTACTCCGCTCTCTCAGAGTGCCACCTCTTCGATCATCTACGTAGAAATAAGGCTTGATCTTATTAGAATACCACACCTCTTTTTCATCATCTTCATTTCGTCCAAAGAACATCATCATAGGAGTTCTACCATACCCAGATGAATAAACTTGCCCATCTATCTCAGGTGTTAGCTCTTTCATTTATCTTGCCCCGTCGACAATCTATACATAAGTTATATTTCTTAAGTGTTTTACATCGAGGGAGGATATACTTCCCATTTCTTATATGCTTAATCTGATACCATACTATCTTAGGGTTCCAATCCACCCAACCCTTCTTCTCCAAGTCTCTAAATATCTGCAGATCAGAGTATCCCTCGATTATCTTGTAGATCACGTAAAAGACTCTTGCTAAATGAGGTGGCTCATCTTCCTTAATGAAATGATCTAAACATGGATAGGTATGAAGCTCTGATATACGCATATCCAAGATATTAGTTGACTCATTAAATTTAACTTTATCAAAGTACGTAGCATCATTCTCCCAGAGCAAGAGATCCAATTGAGGAGTTTGGTTTTCAGTCCTAAATATCTCTTTACATAATTTGCCATTCTTCTCATTGATGGTTCCAGGTATTCTCATCAATCTCTTTACATCTCCAACAATATGCGGATCTGCTGATTTCAATCTCAGCCCATCTATGATATCCCGTTGAAACTTGAACAGGTCTTTATCAGTATAATGATGTTCAACCACCCTTAAATATACGTGATAGCCATTACCAGAAAAAATCACTCTGTATGTTAGCCCATTCAAATCAAAAAATCTACATAACTTTGAGACATCATGCTTAGCGTTCGACCCGTCAAGATCAAATGGCACATAAGTTAAATATGGTTCCTGATCATACTGACAAACACTTATAAAGCATGGATTAATACCATTATTCTCTTCAATAAGCGTCTCAAGTCGTTGCATCGAATAGACTTTTACCTGATAGGGATTTCCAAACATTCTATAACTCCCTTTATCAATCGTCACCAAGTCCATCCATCTCATCCCACAACCGATACTTTCTTCCTGCCATGCTCTTCACCTATCCATTAACTACCACTTTCTTAATCATCCCTAAACATTGAGACCATAGAAGAGACTACAATCTATAGATGTCATTCATTATAGAACTCATATATGTTCTTAGATGTCTTCTTCCCTAAACCCTCATTCATTAGATCGTCAACAGTTGCATTGGCTATATTCTTGATTGTTCCAAATTTACTCAGTAACATCTCTGCCCTCTTAAATGATACACCTCTTATACAACTTAATGAGGCATGCCTTAGATACTTGATATCCCGACCTTTCCTGATGGGAAGTGAGGGAGTGGATGGTGTCTCTTTACGCTTATCAATGAATTTTAGATATTCAATAAATTCGTCATCATCATAGAAATACATCAGTGGTAACTTATACTTTAAGATAAGAGATCGGACTATTCCGAAATATACATTCTTATTCTTCTTAATACCTGATAAATAGAGTGCCTTCCAGATATTACCAGTGATCGCTATTATGCTATTGTAGTCTGTTTGATTCTTAAGCTCATAGGCTTGTAGCCACAATCTACCATCAAGTAATGATGTAACAAGATCTTTTGCCGTCTTCCGCTCATACAACTCATTCCCTACTATGTAATCTCCCACCTTCAACTCATCCAGTTTAGCATCTGCAAATTTGTCCCGTATTTCCTTAGGCTCTCTTTTATCTATGATCATTCTAAGTCAGCATAACCATAGTCTTCTTTGATCATTACAGGCTTGAACTCAGATTCCATGCTACCAGTCCATCTGTATCTTTGTACTCTCCTGCCACGCATGCCAACCTTATCAAACAGAGGTTTATCTGCTTTCTTAAGAAGGATGAGATATTTAGAAAGATACATAAGAACAGGACCACCAAATGGATTCTGTTTATCAGCAAAAGCTATTGGATTTACTGATGCATGATGAGTTAGAATAAATGTATTACCATACTCCTCCATACACTCAGTCATTGCACCGAATAGTTGAGTTTCAATTATACTTCTCGCTCCTAAATTCTGTGGCTCCATTACCATCGTTAATTTAATCATCTCACTGAATGAATCTAAGACTATCAGGTCATACTTAGAAAGATCCTCTCGAGTCCATTCACCATTAGTCTTCCGTTCCTTGATCTCCTTGCTTTTCATATCTCGTATCTGGATAGATATCTTATCTTTACTCTTATCAAGATCAATATAGATATTGAGCATAGCTCCAAATGCTTGACTGTTCAAGACCTTACAATAGTCTGGTATCTTGTCAACTTTAAATCTATCAAGAAATATCTTAGCAATTTTGTCAGAGTCATACTCAGAGGGTGTTGTAATATGCAAACATTTCTTACCATCGTGGATAGCGTTCATCATAACTTGAGTGGCTAATAGAGACTTACCAGTATTAGGGAGAGCAAAAATCCCAGAGACTCTTTGCTCTGGGAAGCCTCCAAATATTAATTCATCAATAGTTTTAACATCAGTTGCATACATATAGCACCTTACACCTCCTTACTCTTCTCCTTTATTATCATCCAATTCTGTATCATCGAATTCTATCTCATCTTCTCCCGATCCTACGTCAGTCATATTGTCCTTCTTATAGATCAATCTATCCTGTCTCACCTCAATCCGCCTCATATTCCTGGCAACCTTATCAAACTGCTCCGATGTAATCTTAAATACATTTCGTATTATGTTTCTGACATCTGATAGAGATGCCTCTCCACCATTTGCTCTCACCATAGATTCTATTTCCATCTGGATATCAGCTACTTTCCTCTGAGGTAAGTCTCGGGACAAGTCAGAACGTGGCTTAGCAGATTTTCGAGATCCAGCAAATCCCTCAAATCTCACTGTCCAATCATACATGCTATCCCGTTGAATTGTGAATATAGGTTGTTTGTTCTCAAGATCATCTAAAGATATATTCCTTATAGCCATCTCTTTCTTTAATGCCCGTCGAAGTCCTAACTGACCTATTAGTAACTTCCTTTCTTCATTAGGCACTATATTAATTTCCGCTAACCACTGATTCCATCTTACTTCATCTCCAATTGGATTTTCCTCACCTTTCTGATAGAGCCAGAACCCTGTAAGGAACTTTATACATGCTTTTTGTCCCTCTTTTAAAGATACATATGAACCGAAGTCCATACTATCCCATTCTGCCTGAGTCATTTTTCTTGGCATATTTTACCTCCTTAATTTTTTCTTATCACTAATTGTTTAAGAGTTTTCTAAACGATTGTGGGTTTCAGTCTTTTTACTGATACATCCTCCTCAATATACATTTAAGAGTTACATAAAAATAATAAGCTTTAAATATCATAAGAGTTTAATAAACCATCATTCATTCAGGAGAGGTGATGTAATGAGAACTAATATTTCCAAGATAGAGAAGTTGGGTGTGGAGAACTATGTCATCACACTAAGACATGAGGGATACTCATTCAGAGAGATAGCTGAGAAGGTGAATGAGATAATCCCTGATGCCAATCTGTCTACAGATAACGTCGCTAAGTTTATCAAGTCTCACCCACATTTGAATAAAATGTCTTCAGGTGAAGTGGTTACTTACAAAGTACTCAATAATATGAGACAGATTCTTGATAAGATATGGCAACTTGAGGCTGAGGCTGAACAGTTTTTGAAAAAAGCTAAGGAGACTGAAGATAGAAGATCGATGGTGTCTGCTATCAGAGCTTGTAATGAAGTACTAAGAACGTGTCTTGCTGTAGCCAGAGAGTTGAAGGCACCATCCGAAACTCTTAAGGTAGATGTTAGACATCAAACGATAAACTATATGATAAACATTATAAACCAGTTGCCTAAGGATTCTCAGATGATTTTAAGAAAGCAGATAGAAGAGATATATGAGAGAGAGTTAAGCCAGTCTAAAGAGGATATAGAAGATGGTGAAAAAGAAAACAATTAGAGTGGTGATAAATGCGTCATCACCACCCCATATGATTTATTTATTGCGACCACTCTCTTCAATTGCCTGTCTCTTCTTTCTTTTCTTCTGAAATCTAACTTCAATATTATGCTTTCTAAGATGCCTTAACACAGTAGGACTCGTGCAACCAATCATCTCCGCAATTTCAGTGCTTGATTTTCTTTTGTTTATGTATTGATCATATAACCAGTCTCTATCTCTTAGCAATCTTAAATCAGAATTCTTACTATACCAGTTGAGATAACATGTTTCTTGTCTGACTCTTGTCATGATGCCAAACTTCTTCATGTTGTCGTTTATCCTTGCCTTTGTGGTGTGGGTAATCTGTTTGATTTTACCGAGAGATACTTTTTCTTCTTCATATTTCTTACGTAGCCATTCTTCATCCTCAACTAATGTATTGTTTGGATATTTCTTACTAAGCCATAGATGTATTCTCTCCTTGTGGTTTCTTGTTGGAATTTTAAATCTCTTTATGGCTCTTATTAATGCCTTGTCACTGCAACCTATTAAGTCAGCCATCTCCCTCGCATTTAGTTTTTCTTCTACATATTTCTGCGTTAGCCACTCTTTATCATATAGGAGACTGTGGTTATCCATGATATCACCTCATTAGACTCCTCATATATTGTTTAATAGTTTCCTTAAGATTTAGTGTTAGTAGTATCCGATAGTGATAAATTTTAGAAAACTCTTAAATAATATATGAGGGAGTGTAGATTAAACCCATCTTCAAATTGATGAAGTGGGAAGGATCCTCCCTGTATATGAGCATCCTATTTGAGGTGAGATGCCTACGTAGTAGTTAGAGGATAGGGTGTGATAAAGCCGCTGGGACTGAGGATGAGTCATAACTTGGGAACATAGGACTAATACCTTGACCCTTATCAGACCGCCTGTGAAGTCTGTCAGTGTTATACGACTCAGGGGATATTCCATTTTTTGTTTTTTTATGATCGGGAATGTTGCCCTGGGAGCCACTGACTGATGGACTGGCAACGTCTCTGACCAGAGACTTGAGATGCCTCTGGTGTGCTCTCCGTTGTCAGGGTCAGAGGTCACCTTTCTCTATAGTGGCTGCCTCTCTCATATAAGACTAGACTATCTACAAATTCAGTAAATTCAGGTGTAAGAGTAGAAGTAAAATTAAACCAAAATCAACTGATGAAACTACTCAAAATGAAAAGTAAATAGTGTATAGTATGAATAGAATGTATGATATTAAAGGGTTTCACTCTATATAGATATAATCAGATATCAGTATAATATATAGAGGCGAGTAGGGTCTATATATGATATATATAATTGACAGAAACTATATATGGTCAGTAGTTCTATATATGACTATATAAGATCCATAGATCTATATATGAATATATATGGACTGTAGATCTATATATGACTCTATAGACACTATAGTTCTATATAGTTGGATAGGAGTTTATATAGACATACAGATCATATATAGACATCTGTATGTTTAGGAGGAAATATATAGACATACTGACGTCTATATATCAGGATATAGTCTATATATTTTAAGGAGAATATCTATAGTACTCTATATAACTGAGGATGTCTATATAGGAAGTGATAGTCTATATATTTCCGAGTGAGTTTCTATAGTATCAGTAGGTCTATATAGAGTTGGTGGTGTCTATATATCTTACAGTATGAGTAAGTAAGATATAGAGACAACCACACTGATATATAGATGCTTGTAGTCTATATGAGTGGAAGTAGATCTATATATTTTCAGATGAATGTCCTTACTAATATATAGAGACTGATATCCATACATATGATGAGTAGATCTATATATCTCTAAACAGTAGTCCATACTGATACGGATTTCAGACAGTATCTATATAGTTGAGAGTGAATGTCAGTAGTTTCTATATGTTGATATGGATCTATATATCTGTATCTTACTCTATGTAGTAGTCTATATCACTATGGATCTTAGGGAATATCTATATAATTAAGGTGGATGTCAGTAGGTCTCTATATATCATAGGAAGATTATATATGAGTGACACTCTCTATATAGACATAAGGAGAAGAAAGTAAATTCTATATAGACTAAACTTAAGATCAGTAACATACTTAAATCTAAGAGTCGTTATATAGAGACTAACTAACATATATAATCTGGAGCAGTGGTGGGTATCTCTATATAACAAGTAATAATCTATATACACCCATTGAGATCTCTATATACCAACATATACAAGGAGCATATCTACATACTCTCTGTAGTAGTAGCATCAACAAACACTCAGTTAATACATCAACTGTTAGAGTGACTATAGAGACTAATATATAATGAATTAGTATCCTCGTGAAAAAAGCCTTAGTTTGAAATTTATAAATTGAAAGTTAGTATCATTTTATTTTTTTATTAAATTTAAGCTTTTTTATTTTTTTATT